ATCAAGTGGGGGATCAAGTGTGGAATCAAGTGGGGGATCAAGTGTATAATCAAGTGGAGGATCAAGTGAGGGATCAAGTGGGGGATCAAGTGGGGGATCAAGTGGGGAATCAAGTGAGGGATCAAGTGAGGGATCAAGTGAGGGATCAAGTGTGGAATCAAGTGGGGAATCAAGTATTGAATCAAGTGTATAATCAAGTGTGGAATCAAGTGGGGGATCAAGTGTATAATCAAGTGGAGGATCAAGTGAGGGATCAAGTGTGGGATCAAGTGAGGAATCAAGTGGGGAAAGTATTAAATCAAATAGCAAAAGTGGGTAAAGTTTAATGAATTTTCTATGTGTAACAGGAGAAATTATACTAATAACATTAGTTATTAGCTGCGGCTCTACCGTACCCAGCCCACCAAACCCATCATCTGAAAAAGTAATACAAACAACTGATTACCTTTCTGTGATTCGAGTTAAAAGTTCTTCCGGTGGATTATGCAGCGGTGTATTCATAAGTCCTAACTCAATTCTAACTGCAGCTCATTGTGTTAATAAGAATATTGCGGCGGTTGTCCATTATTTAGCTAATAGTTATGTAACTAATAAAATTTATACTAACACAGATATACTTTTTAGCCCGAATGATTTAGCTATGCTCATATTCAATTATGACATATCTGACCATATTTCTAAAATAGGATTTGATTTAACCTTTAACGTTAGGTTGGTTGGATATGGATGCAATGATATTAATACTCGCCAAGGTTCAAATATAAAAAGAACAGGAACAAATGTTATTTTAGATATCGATAACGATGGATATATAGTTTTATCAACTCCTTTGCGTTCTATTTTTGGTCCTTACAATAGAGCAGCTTCTTGTTTTGGTGACAGCGGAGGACCACTTTTTAATGACAAAGAGGAAGTAATAGGAATAACTCACGCTGGCAGCCAAACAACTAAAGAACAACTTTCTTATTATGTGAATTTAGGTGAAGAAAAGAATTTACTTTTTCTCAAAGATCTCAAATGGCGATTTAATTTGGATATAAATATATGAATCTATTAAAATTACTTCATCTGTTATATTTTGTCTTGACTGGATTTTTAATTTATTGTATAGTTAATCTCATAATAGACTTACATCTTTATAAAAATAACTACGAAGCCATGCGATCATTTCATGAATCCTACATCAGAACAGTAGGAAAATCAATTAATCCAATGTTTGTATGTAAGGTAAAAAAATGAGTGATTCTGACTACAAGAAATTTTTAACAGTGTTTATATTCTTTTTTGCTCTTTTATTTATTATTAATATTGCTTTATGTTTTGCTAATGAGAGAGAAATTGCAATAACAAATGATGAGACTAGAACTAAAGTAGCTTTGTTAGATACTGGAGTAAACCCAAATGGAATCGAAAAATTTATATGTAAAAATCCAATACTAGATTTAACCAATACTAACCATCACGATTCTTTAGGACATGGAACGCATCTAGCCAATCTGATTTCAGCTTATATGAATCATAAAAAACAATGTATACTAATAATAAAAGTTACTAGTAATGGTAAAGGTAGTATAAGTAATTATGGTAAAGGCATTGAGAGGGCCATAGAATTAAATTCTTATATTATCAACATTAGTGCAGGAGGTCCGACATTCTCTTTATGGGAAAAAGATTTACTTATTAAAGCTCTTAATCATGGTATAATTGTTAATGTTTCAGCGGGAAATGAAAGTAAGGATTTTTCAAAGACTTCTTGTAATTATTATCCAGCTTGCTATGCTTTAACTAATCCTAATTTTTACGTAGTCGGTTCTTTATGTAGGGATAAAAAAATTGCTTATTTTTCTAATAGAAATGGCCCAGTTGATCTATATGAACCGGGATGTAATATTAAAGTAAGTAATTCAATTTTATCTGGAACTTCTGTTTCTACAGCTATTTGGACTGGTAAACTTTTACAGAGTATAAAATAATGGTTGGATTTAAAATAATAGACATGGAAAAAGCTTTAAATGAGTTGAAGTTAAAAAATGTCACACATATCTCTATCTCAGCTAGTGATGAAGTTTCTCTACCAGGAGGGGAATTCTATAAGTCTATCAAGTTATCTCCATCTAACCTAATGTCAATTACCTTGTATTTAGATTGGAGTAATGATAATAATATATCCTTATATAAAGCCCCAACAATGACCGAAACTAAAAAACTATGAAAAAAATCCCCAGAAAACTTTATCAATTAGAATATGCAATTTTTATTTTCTTTGTAGTGTTTTTAATGGTATTAGGAAGATATAATGGACTTTTATAATCAATCTATGATAGAAGAAGCTATTTTTCTCTATTTAATTCATAATCAATGGAAACTTAAGGAATTAATAAAACCTTTAAGAGAACAAAAGGAGAATCTTTTTAATCAAGACAGTGAGTATGTGAGGACTTTTAAAGATGATATCAACAAGCAATATGATGATTTAGTAAGGAAAGTATTAATAGAAGAAATTTCTAAAGAATTGACTTTGCCTGTTGATTGTGTTATAATGACTATTGAAAATTTGAATTTAGAAAGCTTTTTTGTATGACTGTATATGCGGTTGTAATAATTAAAAAGGTTTTTAATTCTGAGTATATTGATTCGATTTTTGCGCATAAAGAATCAGCTCTTCTTCACTGTGAAGAGCTAAACGAACAGCTAGGAGAAGAATTTGTAGTGGAAGTAGAACCATTCGAGATCAACGAAAACAGGAATGATTTTGATGCATGATCTGGTTAAAACATTACTAGAATCTACAAATCGATATGTAGGTTCTAGGATACAAAATCTTAAACATCGTATCGTTTATATTGATACCCTAAATCAAATCACTCTTTTAATGCAAGAAAAAATCCCATTAGTAGAAATAAAGAATGAAATTAATGAGTTACATTATAATTTATGTAATAAGTATACCAATAATATAATTTTCTCTGAACAAAAATATTGCCATCTTGCTTTTAAGCATGCTTTAGATATAATAGATTCTCTAAGTAAAAGGTTTGGATATGATAGCTAGATTTTTAAGACTACTCGCAATTTTTATATTGATTAAATGTGCATCATCTGATTTAAGTAGAACTAATATTTTAGATAGAAGTAAAGATGATGATTCTATAAAATCACAATCTCAAAGCTCCCCTTTTACTGAAAATGAGTCATCTATTTTGTTTGTTGAATCCCAGGTAATTCCATTTGAGCTAGGTATTGATGTATGCTTCGATATCACAGAAAGCAAGGCAAGAGAACAGATAGTTAAATATTTAAATGATGTTCTGATTTCAGAAAAATATATTCAAAGAAATAATAAAAATAGTCCAGTTGAAATTGAGCATAAACTAATGCTGACTTCATTTGGGGCTTTATCTTCGGTAAAGGTCATTGAAAGATATTGGGAAAAACAGCAAGTTTTTGATAAAAGAGATGATTATTCGCTCAAACTCTTTTGTTTAGTTAAAGTAGCAATTGATAAATCCTACGTGCAAGAATATAGAAAATTCTTAGATAGAGATAATCTGAATATGTTTCTAAAAGATCAGGCGATGCCTAAATTTTTTAATAGAAAGTAATATGAAACTAACCATTCATATAATTTTATTTTGCTGCATTAATGCAGCATCTATAGAATATCATAAAGAATTCGGTAAAGGTGAAACATATCAGGACGCTTATAATAATGCTTTAGCTAACCTAGGCAAATCAATTAAAGTAGATGTTGATTCTAATTCCCTAATTAAGAGAAGGAATAAAAAAATATCATTCAGTGAAGATATTAAAACTAAATCTCATGTTTCTCTCAGAGGAGTAGAAATATTCTCTACGAATGAAAGAAATGGTTTATATATTATTGGAGTTCAAATAAAAAAAAAATCAGATTAGGGATAATGAGCCAAAAGCATCTCCAACTAAAATTATAATTATAGAAGATATAAAAGATTGGGAATGGTTAGATGAGGATGATTCGGAAACTAATGAATATATCGAATCCATATATTAAATTAACTCTTTATAATAATGGATTTCCTATTTATATTAAAGCAAATAGTATTTCTTCTTTCTATGAAGTAGAAGGAAGTAAAACTGAAGTTAGAGATGATATTAATAAAACAGTTTATGTTGTTAAAGAGAACCCCGAAGAAATACACAAACTTTTAAGGGGGTAAGGACTATGATAAAATTTCCCAAAAAAGGAGCATTGGATAAATTGGGATTTCCTATAACACGAGAAAGATATAGGCAAATGAAGGCTAAATCTAAAAGACAATGGCAAAAAATCGAAAAATTAGAAAAAGAATTAGCTAAAGCTAAAGCAAGCCAGAAATCTAGATACCTGCTATATAACCTTAAAAGTTTAAAAGATAAACGAATGGGAGTTGTCTGTCTTGACTGTGGGTGGATTAGAGTATCATGGGATAGGCATGATTATGGGAGGTGTCCTTGTCCCAATCAAACAAGTATAGATGAATGAATATATTTGAATCAAAAGACTTTATGGGCTATTATGAACAAGCCATTGAAGAGAATATTCCCGAGACAGAAATCATGGCTCGCTGGTCTAATCAGAAATTTAATGAGTGGCTTTTAAAGCAACATAAAGTTTCTGGTATATTTTCTAATTCAAATTGGTATGATGAGGCGTATTCACTTAAATCACCTCCCGATATGCAAAAGACAAATTATTTAGTTGTCTATCTAGATGAAAATGATTTAAGACGTGAATCTTTTGGCTCAGAAGAAGAGGCTAAAGCATTTATTGAAAGCATAGAATGGAAAGCATATTTGATCGAAGGTAATTTCTTAGAGAGCCATACATAAACTTTGTAATTGGTATGCTTCTAGTCTGTGCGATTGAACTTGATAGCCTTGTGGTAACTGGCCGAGTTGTTGGGCTCTCTGAAGAATGGCTTTTTCTTAAAACAGAGAAAAAGATCTATAGGATCTGGAAGGAACTTTGTGTAGAGTACAAGCCAAAGGAGATGAAGTGACCCAAGAATATGCTGAAAGAATATACACTACTTACATGGAAATAATCTTGTCTTCTCCAGATTTTAGTTTTCCTGTTAAGTTAACACAAGAACATCAAAAAGAGCTTAATGAAGTTCTCGGTTTGGTTCTCGGTCCCTTAAAGCAGCGTTATGAGGAATTGAAGTTAAAATGGCTGATGTACAATTATTAATATGTGGACTACCAAAAGACCATAAATGTAATAGTGATGGACCTAGTATCGTCTTTAAAACTAATGGAGAAATGATGCTTGAAAGCGAAGCAATGAAGTTATCCGATTGGCCTCGTGGCTGGCAGGGAGGTTCAGTGACCTGTTCAATTTGTAAACGTAGTAATTATGAAACTTCAATGTGGAGAGAGTAGAGGATTCGGAAAGAGTTGAATAAAGATGACTTAGATGCACTGGCTTTTACGGAGGGAAGGAAATGAACTTGAGTCTTCAGGACTGGCTATCGCTTCATATTTTAGGCTTTGCCCTCGGGTTGTTGATCGGTTGGATTTGGATAAAGATAAGTGAAGCCAAAGAGAAACAAAAAAAATGGATAATGAAAAAAATATGCATTTTCCTTCATGGATTCTTCTTTGGTCACGTCTATCTATGGTATTTATCAGATGGAAGCTGTAAATGTGGCACAAGATGGGATGAGGGAAAATGGAGATGGGACCGATAAAGCTGATTGCCAATTATCACCCCAGGAATGTCCTAGGTGTATGACGGATGAGTGAGAATGAAAGACGAAGACATAGCAAAGCAAATGGAGTGACAAATATGTCCAGGATGTTCCTCAAAAAGCCAACGAGGCGTTTGTTGAAATCGAAAGGATTCTGAATGAATAAATCCAGAACAACTGCAGAAAAGTGTGAATGGTGTGATGCGCTTGCCGATAGAAAATTTACAGATGAAAAATACGTGAGATATTCATGTGAGAAACATCATAATCAAATATTAAGGTTAATAGAACTTGATAAACCCAATTGCGTGCCCATAATTTCTTCAAACTTCATAGATCACGAGTCAGAAAATACAAAACTTCGTATTGCTTATGGGAAACTAATGCTAAAGCTTACAAAAATTCAGAAGGTCGTAGATGAGCAAGCCGAAGATGAGGCTTTGTGGTGTGTGGATGCACCGGAAGATAAAGCCAATTTGTTAACCGCTGGTGAGGTTTATTTGCAACAAGCTTTAAGGCGATTACATATAGTAATAGAGGATTCGAATGAGTAAGCAATCGTGGACAAAGTTTGCTAGATTTGCAAAGGACATCCCAGAGCGATGGAAAGAGGCAGCATTCAACAATGCATTTTTAAAACATCATAGGAATGCCCAAGAAATTATTTACTCTGAGAACTCTAAGAATCCATTGGTGGCGATTTATGTGACGCCAGAAGGAAGTAATAGGGAAGATCTAAAAAACTTGTTTAGGGTTATTCGCGAAAGAATGAGTATTGAGAATGAGCAAGATACAAATACAGAAAACGACAATAGTTAATATTAAAGTAACGAAAAATTATGACATTTACATTGGTAGACCGAGTATTTGGGGTAATCCCTATAGTCATCTGGCTAACACTTTAGCTGAATATAAAGTCACAACCAGAGAAGAAGCAATAACTAACTATAAAAAATGGATATTAACCAACGAAGATTTGTTAAAAAAGTTACCCGAACTAAAGGATAAAGTTTTAGGATGTTACTGTAAACCATTAAGTTGTCATGGGGATGTATTAATAGAATTATTGGATAAAAAATAGAGGAATTATGAATATAAAAAAGAAAAATTGGCTAAAACATCGCAAAGTTTTTATTCGCCCTTTTGACAAGAGCTTAATTGGCAAGAAATTTGTTTTTAGTGATTTCTATGATGGTTTAATTGTAGGAACAATAATCGCGGTTACAAATGATAGAGTTATTTGGATTGATTCTAGAAATAAGGAAAATTGGACGTGGCGCTCCCCCAATGGCCAAGACGCATCATTTGATATTTCATGTGATGGTAGACAAGAAAAATTTAGCAAAGCCCTACGTCTAGAAAAAGCTTTTGCCAATCTTTTAACAGCACACAAAAAACTACAGAAAGATTTTGCAGAAATAAAAAAATATAAAATTATTATGGATAAATTTAATGAACTAGAGCAGACTTAAATATATGATATATTATTGCTTAAATTATTACTGTGAGATTGATGGGCAACTATGTTTAACTATGAGAACAAATGGCCCTATTAAATATATATAAAATTTATAAACACTCACGAGGAAGAGATGCAGGCATCTATGTTTTAGGGTGCCGATATTTTCCAAAGAGCAAAAAACCTGTGAAAGTACGCTTTATGTGGGTGAACTTAATCTCTCAAAAAAGACTTTTTCTTTCAAATCCTATTGAAGATGAGTGGACTTTAGAGTATACTAAGGAATGGAGAGAAGTTAGATGAGCAAATTTTACAATAAACTTAAAGATAAATATGAAGCAAGAGCTATGATTGTTCGTATGATGCGTGTTTCTGCTGGCTGTACTTGGGGAAGAATTGGGGAAATTTACGGAAAAGCTTTTAATTTGAAAAATGCTGGGCCAATATTTGCTAAAATGCTTTGCGATAGAGTAGCTTTACTTTTTGATGAAAATCCTAATGAAGAACCGTGGAATTAAACTAGCAAAAGTATGGAATATATTAAAGAATAGAAAGAGGTCTAGAAAGGGAGTAATGTGAAAATTCAAGAAGCAATCAAAAGTGGGAGCTGGACGTTTACTTGGAAATATTTTACGGGCAAGTCCGAAGGATATGGTAGCTGAAAATTGGGAAGTGCTTCTTTGCGAAAAGCATAACATTGTCGTTCAGGACACACATCAGGCATTCGGCTTCTGTGATAATTGTGCAGCGGAGCGTTTTGAAGTAGAAGATGGTAAAGAAGAACCTGATTGGGATGCTATAAAAAAAGAAACTGTTGAAGAGAAATGCTGCTTTTGTAATAGAGTTGGACAAGCAAACACAATACATATTTGTGCAGCCCCAATTATGAAAGAAAATACTACAAATATCGACATGATTTCTAAAGCTAAATGTACTTGTGGATCTAATGCAATTAAAGCAGGAACTCATAGTTCTTGGTGTGATTTCCAAAAAAGGAAATAATATGGGATATAAATATTTTACTTATTACATAAACTGTGGAAAACCCGGATTAATTAGAATTCAAGAAAGGAAACAACCAAGTGAAAAAAATAAAAAAGGTATTTGGATTGTAGAGGAATTTTATAAAGGAAAATTTCAAATGCCCTGTTTCCCCGAAATTACTTGGGAAACTTTAAGGAAATTTATTTATTGTGGAGAACAAAAAGTTACGAAATAGATTTCCCGAAAAAAGAGCTAAATCATGGAATATAAACAAGAAGAAAGCAAATTTAGAATATTTATGGTTTATATTCCTCTAATTGTAGGCAGCGAAGAGAATGGCCATATTCCCACAGAAGTATTTTTTGATAGCCAAATGGCTGCTATGTCATATCCAGAAGGAGAAGTTTTTGAGTTAACTGGTATTTACCATCCTTTTTTTAAAATTATAGAAGAGGTTGATTAATGTACAAACTTTTAAAATTTAAGACCGAAGATTTTTTGAATACTTCAGATTTAGAATATAGCGTTGCTTGGATAGCTGCTGAGAGGACGGCTAAAAAAGCCCAAGAACTTTTTAATGCTTGGCTTGCCGAACAGCCCCGTATATCAGGTTTATGTCCAGACCATCCTCATTGGTCTTATGAAATGGAATGGTATGGCATGCCTACTATGACACACACTCACGTAGCTAGAATAGTTGATATACAATCAATTGAGCCAACGGAGGAAAAAAAATGACTTTTACAATTGGCATGCTTTTGGTCTGTGCTATTGAGTTTGACGGTCCTGTAATGACTGGCCGAGTTGTCGGACTCTCGAACGAATATCTCTTTCTTAAAACAGAGAAAAATATATATAGAATCTACAAAGAGTTCTGTGCGAATTATTATTCGCCCATCCCCAATATAAGGAGAAGAAATAAGTAATAAAGCGCAAGATGATTAGAAAGAATAAATTTTCAATTTTAAAATATTTTTACTAATGAATGGAAGGAGATTTCAATGAAAAAAAGAGTCACAATTGATGATTCTGGAACTTACGTACTGACTAAAGATGTAAGTAGATTACATCAAACTGAGCAATATAGTTTTTTACACATTAAAATAAGCGAAATTGAAAACTTATTAAAAGAATCCAAAAGATTAAAGTCTTATTGGATCAAAGTAAATAATAAAAGGAAAGACCATAAAATTAGAAGTTCATTTGTTAATTTAAATAAAAGCTTTTCTTTTTGTGTAGACTATGAATTTAGAAAATGAATACTGTATACGAGATTGTATATGGTGTGGAAAACCTGGATCTTTTAATTTTTGTAGTGAAAAATGCAAATCAACTTATGATAAACATCAAGAAGAATTGAAAAAATTAGCTATGCCAGAATTAGAAAGGAAGTGTCATTGTGATATTAACTTATTGTTGCAAGCAGGATGTAAATGTGGGGGTAAATAAATGAAAAGACTATTAATAGTTCTGTTTATATTATTTTTCACCAGTAAGATTTTTGCAATAGACCATACATTAAATATAATGGGAGCGGCCTATGTGCAGAGTCATACATATTTAATAGCTAGATATCAAGCTAATGCTTCTCCAGCACAATCTTTAGCGTTTAGTTGGGCCATGACTATAGTTGCATCAACTTTTGCTCAAACATTGCTTTATCATGATTTTAATGAAGAAAATTTTGGCTATAATATGATAGGCATGGGAATGCCCAGCCTATTATTTTTTAGCACAGATTTCGGATTATTTGAATGAAATTAGAAAAACAACCAGTATTGAATAAAGTGTTAAATAAAGTAATGAGGAATCAAGTGTGGAATCAAGTGTGGAATCAAGTGGGGAATCAAGTGAGGAATCAAGTGGGGAATCAAGTGTGGAATCAAGTGAGGAATCAAGTGAGGGATCAAGTGTGGAATCAAGTGTGGAATCAAGTGTCGAATCAAGTGGGGAATCAAGTGTGGAATCAAGTGAGGGATCAAGTGAGGGATCAAGTGAGGGATCAAGTGTGGAATCAAGTGAAGGAGCAAGTATATAATCAAGTGAGGGATCAAGTGTCGAATCAAGTGGGGAATCAAGTGGGGAATCAAGTGTGGGATCAAGTGGGGAATCAAGTGTGGGATCAAGTGGGGAATCAAGTGAAGAATCAAGTGGGGAATCAAGTGTGGGATCAAGTGGGGAATCAAGTGAAGAATCAAGTGTGGAATCAAGTGTCGAATCAAGTGGGGAATCAAGTGTGGAATCAAGTGAGGGATCAAGTGAGGGATCAAGTGTATAAGCAAGTGGAGAATCAAGTGAGGGATCAAGTGTGGAATCAAGTAGGGGATCAAGTGGGGAATCAAGTGAGAAATCAAGTATGGAATCAAGTGAGGAATCAAGTGAGAAATCAAGTGGAGAATCAAGTAAAAAAGGATTAATATGTTATTATATATAATTTCAAGCATTTTTTTATGGTTCTATTCAACCTAATTATTAATTGGATTTTTCGAGTGGAAGAACAAGTAGATATAATCTTAAAAGATAGAACTATGATGATTTATAGAATTTCCAGATTAGAATATTTAAAGGATAAGCATGACTCGTAAATTCAATCTACAAGAATATAAAAAGACAATAAAATCATCTGATACTCCCTTAAAGGAAGATAAATTCATTGCTCTTAATGATGCCATACAAGCCGTTTTAGGACTCCCAGGACTACCCCTAGGCCATGTAACACAGATTTTTGGATTAAGTGATAGCGGTAAAACCAGCATATTATTTCACGCAGCAGCCCAAGCCCAGAAACAAGACATATTACCAGTATTTATTATTAGTGAAGGTAAGATATCTTGGGATAGAGCTAAGATGATGGGAATTGATGAGAATGATTGTATTGTTGAATATGTATCATATTTAGAAGAAATATTCAAGAAAATCGATAGAATAGTGTCAGATGTTAATAGTGGAAGACTTCCAACCAATGTTATGATATTTGTTGATTCTATTGGTAATGCTGTAAGTGTTGATTCTGTAAAGGAAAATAAGGATGGCACGTTTGAAGTTGGGAGTGCTATGATGAAGGCGGCTAGGGTTATTAGAGAAAATATGAGAATATTTAGCCATAAGATTAATAATACAAGGAAGGTATCAAGTCCTTATTATGTGGGATTAACATTTGTTAACCATGCTTACAGACAACCCCCACAGTTCCCAGGAGCCCCCACAACGCTCGTTCCTTATGGAGGAGATGGTATCTATCTCGCATCTTCATTAGTGATCCGTACAAAGAAAGCTAGGACGTTAAAGGCTATATCTAAGGGTAGTCAGTTTGGATTTGGTATAGTATCGAAGTTAAGTGTTGATAAGAATCATATAACCAATATTTCAAATTCGGGTGAATTTATTATAGTTTCTGATAGCATAATTCCCAATGATAAAGAAGCTTTAGATGATTATAAAGAAGCACATAAGAATTCTTGGCATGATGGAATGGAGATTCATGAGAATGAAGAATCTTAATGTTTATTTGGAGGATATGTAGAGAGTGTCAAAAGATTTTTCTTTCTATTCGGAACAGAACTCTTTGTCATGATTGCAGAAGAAAAAAAAAGATAATTGACATATTGATTTTATTGTGTTATACTTAGCTAAGTAGTTATGATTATATCATCTTGATAATTCATCATTGACCATAACTCTTGATTGTATGTTAAAGGAGGAGTGGATTATGATCTATAAGTATTATTTAGATCCCCATTTTTATTCACTCCTTCTCCCCCTCCTCCAACAACCAATTATAAAATAAGAACAAAATGTACATTCCAAAGGGCTTTTCTGAACTAATATTCAAATCTAGATACGCTTTTACTCCCGAGGAAACTTGGCAAGAAGCATGTTCGAGAGTGGCTAATCAAGTTTCATTAGCTGAATTACCCGATAAATTTAAAATATATAATGAGAAGTTCTATAATATTTTACTAGAAAATTTATTTGTTCCTGGGGGAAGAATTTGGTATAATTCCGGAAGGAATAATCCACAATTATTGAATTGCTTTGTATTGTCGAATCAATTAGACTCAAAAGAGGGTTGGGGTAATATTTCTAAAGAAATGATAATTACATCTATGACTGGAGGAGGATGTGGTATAGATTTTTCAGATGTTAGACCTAGGGGAGCTTCAATTAATAGTCAAAGGGGAGAATGTCCAGGGGCAGTTGATTTAATGAGATTGATAGATGGAAATGCAAAACCAGTTAAAGCCGGAGGTCAAAGAAGAGTTGCATTAATGTTTTCGTTGGATCTAAATCATCCAGATCTAGAAGAATTTCTAGATGCAAAATTAACAAAGGGTGAATTGACACATGCCAATGTTTCTGTTAGATGTAAAAATGTTTTTGATTTTATAAATGCCGTCAAAAAAAATCTTGATTGGGAATTAAGTTGGAAGAATAAATATAAAAAATTTATCAATGCTAGTGAAATATGGAATAAAATAGTAAAAAATGCTTACAATAGTGCTGAACCGGGTTTCCTAAATTGGGAACTCGCACTTTCAGAAAGTAATATTTGGTATATAAGTGATCTGACTACCACAAATCCCTGTGGTGAAATAGCATTGTCTTCTTATGATTGTTGTTGTTTGGGGCATTTAGTTTTGCCTCGATTTGTAGAGAATGATGATATTAATTGGGCAAGATTGGGGGATGTTATTAGATTGGGAGTGAGATTTCTTGATAATGTATTAACAGTTAACCATTATCCTTTACTTGAGATGAAGGAAACATCTTCAAAACTTAGAAGAATAGGTTTAGGAACTACTGGATTGGGCGATATACTAGCTTTATTAAATTATAAATATGGTTCAGAAGATGGGAATAAATTTATTGATAAATTATTTAGATTCATAAGTAAACAAGCATACGAAGCTTCTATTATGCTAGCCATAGAAAAGGGACCATTTCCTTTATGTAATCCTTCTAGACACATAGAATCTGGATTTATAAAAAGAATGCCAGATAAGATAAAATCACTTATAGAAGAACACGGAATAAGAAATTGTGCATTATTAACCCAAGCCCCAACCGGCACGGTTTCCATATTATCAGGAAATTGTTCTTCTGGAATTGAACCTATGTTTGCTCCTGCTTATGAACGCCGATACTGGGATAAGAATACTAGGAAGACCGAATTAGTATTTCATCCGCTATTTGCTAAATATATGAAAGAGGGAAAAGATGTAAATCATTTTATCGGTTCCCATGAGTTGACAGTAGAACAACACTTAGAAGTGCAAAGAATAGTACAAAAACACATAGACAATGCCGTATCTAAAACCATAAATTTACCAGAAAAATATGAACTTGATAAAATGTCACAAATATGGTTAGATTATCTTCCTGTATTAAAAGGAACTACTTTCTTTAGAGAAAATACAAGAGGATATGCTGATGAAGAGGGTAATATTAAAGAACCCCCACTAGTTTCAATATCGTTGAAAGACGCAAAAAAACTATTCAAAAGTAATTCAAAAGAAGGAGCAGAATCAATAAATGATTGTATAACAGGAATTTGTGAAGTTTAAAGGAGAATCTATGTCAGATCAAAATAAGATAAAAAAGATTGGAAATAATTGGGTTTCTATTGATTTTGGTAATGAGGATAAATGGGAAACAACCGGATTAATAGCATTCGAACATCCATCAGAAATAGCTGATTTTTTAAGAAAAGTTGCTGATAGAATAGGTAAATATAAATCTTCTAAAGAATATAGATCTGATTCTAAATGGATATTTGAAGATCTAATTGACAAAGAAAGTGAAAATTGATATACTAAGTCCATAAGGAGAATACTATGAACTATAAGGAGAATCCTAATAGTATAGAAAAAATCGAGGATTTACAAATAGATGTAGAAGTACTACAGCAGACTGTTCTTCAACTAAAGGAAAGAGTCGATTTTCTAGAAAATTTCATTTCTAAATCTAATAAAACAAGATCGACTGAGGATAGATGTTCTCAAAATGGTCATACTTGGAATAATTTGGGTGATAGATATGAATGTGAATATTGTTCTAAATCCACACAAATCATATATGATGGTCTTAAATAATGATGAATAATAGGTTAAGCCATTCATCTTGCTCCAAATTCCAAGAATGCCCTCAGGCATGGGTTTATCATTATAAAGATAAATTAAGACCCAGATTTCAATCAGCAGCTTTATTATTTGGATCAGCTCTTGATCATTCTATAACATCTATGTTAAAGAATAAAGATAAAGATCCAAAAGAAATTTTCTCTTACTTTTGGAGATTTCAAGATATCAATGGTGTAAGTACTTATTTAACAAATAGCACGGATATTGTTTATGCCAATGCTGATTTTGATATAGACCTATTAGAAGATGAGGATATTACCAGTATAAATACGAAATATCAAATAGAAGATTTAAAGACAGTAATAGATAACCTATATGAGGAGAAAGAAGAAAAGGGGTTTAATAATTTATCGAAAGATAAAAAAGAACTTTTAAATGTTCTTAATTGGCATTGCCTTTATAGAAAAGGCTTATTAATGCTACAGACAATTCAAAGTGATATATTGCCTAATATAGAAGAAGTTTTAGGAGTTCAGGTCCAAGTAAAATTAACCAATGGCTCCGGTGATGTTATCATTGGTTATGCAGATTTAGTTTGTAAATATAAAGGATATGATTCTCCTATTATTTTTGATTGGAAAACATCGAGTAGAGAATACCAAAAAGATAGTGTTTTAACTTCACCTCAATTAACTCTTTATGTTTATGATTTAGGAGATCAATTCAATACAAGGAAAGCTGGATTTATTGTATTAAATAAACATATTAGGAAAAATAAAACAAAGATATGTGTTGTGTGTAATAATGATGGAAGTGGTAAAAGACACAAAACATGTGATGTTGAAATTAACGGTAAAAGATGCAATGGAGAATGGAAAGTGAAGATTGATAAAGAGGTGTATAAACAAATAATTGTTGATGATATACCCCAGCAAACAGAAAACATAGTTATACAAAACTATGATTATATAAACCAATCCATTAAAAATGGTATATTCCATAGAAACTTCAGTTCTTGTGTTAAACCTTATGGTAAATGTCCGTATTATAATTTGTGTTATTTTAATAATCTTGAAGATTTAACTAAATTGGTAATAACTGATGGATCAAATTAAAGTAGAACTACAAGAATGGATGGGTTCAGATCGTAGTATAGCCGAATCTGCTTGGACTAGCTCCCTAGATTTAGCTAAAAAGAAACTTAGATCTGATATGGATGTTGAAAGAATTGTTAATATACTTGCTGATCTAAAACACTCAACTCCATTTGAATCTGTTATTTTTAGATTTTGGATAAGGATGCCAATTTTTATTGATAGACAACATATGACACATAGAATTGCTTCACACAACGGTTCATCATCTAGATATCGAACTATGTCTAGAGATTATTTTGATTTGCCAGATGATGTTCATATGTTATTAGAAGATAAAGTTGGAGATTTTTTACTCATTGAAAAATATCTAGAATCTTGTGAAATAGCTAATAATAATTATTCAATATCAATGGCAGTTATTAAGCAAGCAGAAAAAGAAAATAAAATAACTAATATGGAATTTAAAAGAATTAGAGAAATATTAAGAGCACAATTACCATTGGCTAATATGGTTGAAAGAACATCTATATTTAATTTACGCTCTTTTGCAAATTATCAAAAATTGCGCAATTCCAATCAAGCTCAAATTGAAATTAGACGAGTTGCTCAATTAATGCTTCAAGAGGTAAAGAAAGCAAAAATCGCTCCTGTATCTATTAATGCGTTGGAAAGAAATAATTGGGTAATTTAAAAATTCATTGTTGACTTTTATCCTGAATTATGTTATTATTAAGCAGAATAAAGGAAAAATTTATGCCCAGAAGGTATAAAAAAGAAACAAATAAACAAGAGAGTAACTCTATGCAAGAAACCGTAAAAGAAAATGTGAGATCTGATGTCACCATTCCATATACACATAAAGCATATAGTATTTATCAGGATGAAGCGGGATGGTATTTAGTAGAAATTGGCTTTAATGCTAAAACAGGAGAAAGTGGTCAGATTCAAAAAAAATACATCGGATCACATAAAGAATTTGCAATGGAAGCTTTTCGCATCGAAGTTGGTAATATTTTGTTTGGGTGATTAAATATGGGTAAGAAATAAGAGGTATTAAATGAACACAGTTAAAACAGAAAAAGGGACAGTACTACCACTTCTTTCTCTAAGAGGTAAGGACTATCTTCAAGTTGCTCATCGCCTTGTTTGGTTTAATGAGAAAGAAACCAGATTTGATATTGCAACTGAATTTCTATCATTAGATAATGAACAAACCGTTGCTAAAGCCACAGTAACGGTTTATAATGATGAAGGTAAAGTTGTGAAAAAAGCAACAGCAACTAAACGAGAAACACTGAAGGATTTTCCGGATCACACTGAAAAGGCAGAAACTTCAGCTATTGGAAGAGCTTTGGCTTTACTTGGATATGGTACTCAATTTGCGATAAGCGACTTGGAAGAAGGAGAAAGATTGGCAGACAGTCCCGTAACTAATACAAAATCAGCATCCCCAGTTCCCAAAAGTTCTCCAGAAAATAAAACAACCACAATAGAAACTTCTTTTAGAAAAAGAAAGTCAGTCACTGCCCCAACACCGGAAGTGCCCGTAGTGGCTGATGTTGCTTCAGCCTCTAATAATGGGTGGGATGATTAAATGACTTCTGAAGAAACAACAGCAAAATTAAACACAGTAGATTCTCAAGTTAATCCAACACCAGAATTTGATCCAGTAACATCGGCAAGCGGAATATTCGGTCATCTTTTTCCCAAATTTTGTGTGGCAGTTGATAAGTTGTCTAATAAAGCATTAAGAAGATTAATTAGAGCTTTGATAGCAAATCCGTTAGAAGAATATTTTCCGAATCTTAAATCGGAAAATGAAAAAAATGCTTATATATTAGGGCAACATTTATATGAAGCTAAAACAACCTTAGTTTTACATCTATTATATAGTAAACAAGAAGAAATTCAAAAACTTGATTCGAATGAAAAAAATAAGGAGATAAACAATGTCGAAACTAAAGCAATGGACAGTGGGGAGTATTCTAAAACCACCTAAAGACAAAAACGGGACTAATTCAGATTCATTTAAAAAAATGGATTATATACGTCTAAAGGGTGATAAGCAGACACAGGCATTCCTATTAACAGCCATTCAGAATATGGATGAAAACGGTCTTCTTCTACGTTTGGAAACCAGAGAAACACAATTAGCTAAACTAGATTATAATCTTTCTCAAGGAACACTAACCGAAGATTATGTAATTAAACAAAAAGAAAGAGTTAATAATCTACCAGAATTCGTAAGATTTGAAATAGTTCTTCCTAATCCATAGTAACTAAACTTTTCAGTAGTCGGGGCTGGTATATTTAATTCCTCCACCAGTCCCTTGTATATATGTATATATATTATGGAATACCGAAAGCTTACATCCGATTTAAAATATCACTGGCTTATTCCCACCGATGAATCTCCATATAAGCATATTAAAGATCTAAATAACCCATGGTTTATCTCCATGGCTAAATATACCCAAGAACAATATGAGCAATGGCAAAAAACACATACTTTATCTGGAATAACCGATAGTAAAACAGATAGACTTTGGTTTGATTTTGATAGTGTTGATAATCTTCAAAATGCAATAGATGATGCTAGACTACTCTGTAAAAAATTGCTTGATTTGGGAATGATAGAACAGAATATTCAAATATGTTTTTCGGGACATAAAGGCATCAGTGTCATGGTTGATCTTAATAAAGATCTTCCTGTTAATATTGTAGGATTAATTTGTACTAATTTAGGGAAAGAGTTACGAACATTTGATAGTAAAATTTATGATAATCAAAGAGTATTCCGCATTCCATTTTCTAAACACGCCGCTTCGGGTCTTTACAAAATTCCAATAACATTAACAGAATTAAATAGTTGGGATGCAAATCAAGTTAGAGAATTGGCTAAAACTAATTGTGATGTAGAAATAGATGATATTATTAAATGGTACCATCCTTTTATAATTAATAAAGCTTTGCTTGAACATGGGCAAATAGTTCCCGTGGTTCGATCCATCCAACTAAAAACTGAAGGGCTTGATTGGTTACAAAAACCTAAGCATTGGAGAAGCTGTAAGTGGGCTTTATCGCAAGGTTACTTTCAAGAAGGTAGCAGAGATATAGCTTTAATGATTTTAGCATCTACCTATCGGACTATGGGGTTTTCTAATACCGCAACTTATAGATTATGTAAAGATGCTATTGAAAGACATGTTGAAAGAACTGGAGAGAATAAGTTCTCGAAAGAAGAACTGTGGAATAATATTATCGAAGGGGCCGTCTTTAAAGATACTTGGAGAGGAGGGCAACATAGTTGTAAAAAAGATGATACACCATCTAATAGATGGTTAAAAGATTACTGCCAGAGCTTGGACAATCATAAATGTCCAGACGAAGAGGAAGAAACTCCTTGTGTTACATTCGATAGATTTAATCAACAGTTTGCGAATTTTGCAGTTAACCATGAGCAAAATATAATTAAAACTGGACTTAAAGAACTTGATGATAATGCAATGCTATTAGCGTATAACCTAGTAGGACTAGTCGGTGCTCCGGGAAGTGGTAAAACATCACTATCTCTTAATTATTTAAGAAATGCTTCACTATCCGGTATAAGTTCTGTATTTTTTAGCTTAGATATGGGGCTTCCTATTATTTACGCAAAGTTAGTTCAAAAATTAACCGGACATAGTTTTAAACATGTATTAGATGTATTTAAGAATAATACCAAAGAGAAAGAGAAAATTATTAAACAAATCCAGGAAGAATATAAAAATGTTGGATTTAACTTTAAATCTGGATTAACTATACCAGACATGAGAAATATTATTTTAAAACACGAGGAAAGTACAAGTCAAAAGGTAAAATTAATCATAGTAGACTATCTAGAATGCATAGCTGGACCATATAGTGATCCAATCGCAAATACTGGGATTATTGCTAACCAATTAAAAGATTTAGCTAATGAAATGTCTGCCTGTGTTTTACTGTTATTACAAACCCAGAAGCATGCTACTCCCAATATCTCAGATCCAATCTTAACTCTAAGAGCAGTTAAAGGATCTAGTTTAATAGAACAAAGCTGTTCTCTAATTTTAGGATTATGGAGAGAAGGATATAATCCAGCAACGGTCCGTGAAGACAAATTCGCTTCTATCTCTGTTGTTAAAAATAGATTTGGATCTTTATGGCAAGGTGATTTTTTATGGGATGGAGTTAGAGGTATTATAAGTAGCATTGAAACGGAAGAACAAAGAAAGAAATTAGACGACTTGAAAAGAAGAAAAAAGGAATCAGAAAATAAAAATAACACAGATAGTCATTGGAGTAGTTAATGAATAATATCAATTCATTAATCTTTGGCAAATCACCAATAAACTATATCGTGGCCATTGAACCAAAAGATAATAGCGTAGAAATTTTTAGAGAAAATCCGGATGGTTCCGTAACCAGTGAATTTTTTCCTAATACATATTGGATATTGTCCTCAAAGTCATTAGAGGGTAAATGGAAAAGATTAAATGGAGATTTACATTATGGATTTATCCAATACTATGATAATAAAAGAAAATTTCTAGATTGTCGTCGTCACTACAAAGGCCAAGATACTTTTTCTATATATAATTCAAAAGAATCTTTAATGATTAAGGAAGGCTACGGTTATTTTAAAGATATGAAGCCTTCAGATATAGGCGTATTGGCCTTTGACATTGAAGCAACGACATTAAAACACACTGAAGACGCAAAACTTCTATTAATTTCAAATACATTCAGGAGATGTAATACAATAACCAGAAAACTATTTGCATATGATGATTATGAAGATGAAGGAGTCATGATACAGGATTGGTGCTCCTGGGTTAGAAAAATAGATCCTTCGATTCTTCTCGGTCATAATTGTTTTGGATATGATTTACCTTATTTAAATTATATAGCTTCTAAATACGATATAAGTTTAGATATAGGTAGGGATGGCAGCAGCCTGAAAATAAATGATAAATATCAATCAGATTTTCGTGTAGACGGAAATAGAGATTTACATTATCATGATTGTTATATATATGGCAGAAATATAATAGATACAATGTTTTTGGCTATCAAAGCCGACAGTGTTGAAAAAAAATATGATAGTTATGGATTAAAAGCAATTATTAAACAAGAAGGCTGGGAAAATAAAGATCGTGTCTTTTATGATGCATCCCGAATAAGGGATAATTATAAAATAACCCAAGAATGGGATAAAATTAAAGATTATTGTATACACGATGCAGATGATTCTCTTACTCTTTTTGATAAATTTATACCTCCATATTTCTATATGGCTCAAAGTATACCCAAATCTTTCCAAGCCACAATGCAGAGTGCGAGCGGAAGTCAATTAAATTCTATAATGTTAAGATCTTATTTACAGAAAGATCACTCTATTCCCAAAGCTGATATTATACCAGAATTTGAAGGAGCAATTTCTTGGGGTAATCCGGGAATATTTAATAATATTTTAAAACTTGACATAGCTTCTCTTTATCCGTCTATTATGATGGAATATAAAATCTATCCGGAGAAAAAAGATCCCGATAAATATTTTTTAAACTTAGTAGAATATTTTAGAACTGAGAGATTAAAAAACAAAGGGCTTGCCCAAGATACCGGAGAAGATTATTATAAACATCTAGAGCAATCTGAAAAGATATTTATTAATTCTTTATATGGATTTATGGGTGCTCCGGGATTGGCTTTTAATTATGGAGAAGGAGCAGCCACGGTTACTCGTTACGGCAGAGAGATATTACAAAGGGGAATTGACTGGGTAAATTCTAGAAATATGCTCATAGCAAATGTTGATACAGATAGTATATCTTTTGGCCATATGGATGGATCTTTTATACATAAGGAACAAAGAATATTATTAAAAGATGAACTATCTGGGAATTTTCCTCAGACAATTAGATGGGACGATGATGGATTTTATCCGAAATTTATTGTTATCAAAAGTAAAAATTATGTTCTTCATAAAGAAAATGGAGATATTAAATATAAAGGATCTGCTTTAAAAAGCCCCACTCTAGAACCAGCCCTCAGAGAATTTCTAGAGAAAATCGTTGGTGGTATTATAAAAGAAACACATGGCTATTTGAAAATTTATGAAGATTATGTTAAAGAAATACTTGATATTAAAGATATTAAGCGCTGGGTTAAACGGATGACTATTTCAGATAAAACTTTAACATCCGAAAGAACCAATGAGTCAAAAGTTAGAGATGCAATAGAAGAAACAGATTATGTGGAAGGAGATAGGATTTATTGTTATTTTAAAACAGATAATAGTTTAGCACTAATAGAAGATTTCGATGGTGATCATAGTAAATCTAAATTCTTGGAAAAGCTTCATAAAACAGCACAAAGATTTTCAACTATTTTAGACACTAAAATTTTTCCTAATTATTCATTAAAAAAACATCAAAATCAATTACTTAAATTTGAAATGAGCTTGTATAAAACCAAAGCATTGGATTTTATTCAAAAAGAAGAATCTTCAGGAAAATCAATATTACCGGGAAAGGATAAAATTTTTAAAGCATTTGAGTATTTTAACCCAGATAAAACCAAAGTGGTTATTATAGGTCAAGATCCTTATCCCAACAAGAAAGATGCTTGTGGGTTAGCATTTTCTGTTAGTCATTCTAAAATTCCAGCCTCATTAAAAAATGTATTTAAAGAACTTCAAGCCGATCTAAACATTAATTTTCCTTCTAGTGGAGATCTTAGTCCATGGGCAAGTCAAGGAGTATTATTATTAAATAGTATTTTAACTATAGAAGAGGAAAAGTCTTTGTCACATTCAAATATTGGTTGGGAACAATACACTGATTGTGTTTTAAAGAAATTAGTTAACTTGAAAAAACCTATAGTTATTATATGTTGGGGAAAATATGCTAAAGATAAATTGACAAAATTAGCCATTCATGATAAAATAATGGTATTAACTGGAAATCATCCTTCTCCTTTAAATCAATCTGGAGGATTTCTAGGCGGAAAGTATTTCTCAAAAACCAATGATTGGCTTGCAAAGCATAAAGTAAAACCGATTGATTGGATATTATGAAGGTTAGATTTTTTGATGTAGCCAGAAAATTAAGTTATAAGAGCAATTATAAACCCCATAAATTGGGGGCTATTATAGTTAAAGGGAATAAGATCATAGGAATGGGGTTCAATAAGAATAGAACACACAGGCGCAGTAATAATAAATGGAAAACGCTGCATGCTGAATTAGACGCAATTCTTAATGCTGGAAGAGAAGATCTGAATGGATGTGATATATATGTTTACCGAGAAACTAAAACAAGTCAGATGGCTTTAGCTAAGCCTTGCTCCTTTTGTTTTCAGCTCATAAAAGATGTCGGCATTAAGAATATTTATTACTCAAATTCCAATGGTTTCAATAAGGAGACTGCGTGAGTACGTTTAAAGTACCAGTAACCACAATTCAGGATATCTTACCACATCCAAATGCAGATCGTTTATCTGTTGCCAAAATATATGATTGGATGGTAGTAATACAGAAGGATTTATACAAGGTGGGTCAACCTATTATCTATATTCCAGTGGATTCTATTCTACCTGTGGATCTAGAAGAAAAACTATTTCCTCCGGATTCTAAAATCAAATTAACCAAATCTAGAGTAAAATCAATAAAAATAAGAGGGGCTATCTCACAAGGAATGATTGTTGATTTGCATCATACCGGATTAGTTATCGATAAAAATTGTAAATTAGAAGAAGATGTATCCTCAATTCTTCAAGTAAAAAAATATGAACCAGCTAAAGAATCCTTACCAAGTAAACTCAATGTAAAAAAATCTAAAAAACAATCAAATAGATATTTTTGCAAATATACCGATATAGAAAATATTAAGTGGTATAACAATCTATTCACTGAGAATGAACCAGTAGTCATGACTACTAAACTACATGGTACCAATGCCAGATATGGCTGGGTTCCTTTTGATGCAAATACCCTATATAGAAAAATCCTAAAGTTCTTTGGTTTTTTACCTAAATGGCAATTTGTTTGGGGTAGCCATAATGTTCAAATACATGATAAATCAGAACATAAGGGATTTTATGAAGAGGATGTATATAGTAAAATATTTAGACAGTATAATCTTGATGCTAAAATCCCAGAAGGATATGTGGTATATGGAGAAATAGTCGGAGACGGAATACAGAAGAATTTTAATTATGGATGTGCTAGAGGAGAATACAAATTATATATCTTTGATATAATGTTTGTGGATGAAGATGGAACACATAAATATTTAGATCATTGGGATTTTATTGATATGGCAGAACGCATGGAATTACCCGTAGTTCCAATTGTATATGTGGGGCCTTTTAACATTAATCAGGCTAATATTTTAGTTGGACAAAACCCATTATCAAATGAAACGAATGAAGGATTAGTTATTAAATCTATTAATGAGAAGATATCTCCAATAGGAAGAAAAATCGTTAAGATGATAAATCCCGATTATTATTTATTAAAAAATGGAACGGAATTTCATTAATGGAAGTCCAGAAACGATATTATGATCTATATGGCCAATGGCCAGGATTTGGTTGGGGAGGAATGTTGGTATTATACCATGATAAAGAATGTATATGGATTAAGTTTACATCAGAAGATACCGGAGAAGAAGTTGTGATTGATGCTAACCTATATCTAGAATATCGAAGAGAATAATAATGGGTTATTTCACTTTACTCAGAAAACAAAAATTACTAGACATAAAGGAAAATGAAAAGATTGAAGAAAGCGATTTTTGTACAGTCACACCAGAAGGAGATTTTGTTCAATTTATTTATCACGAAGAGGAATATAAACCAGAACCATATCAGGTTAAACCTGGAGTATGGTCAATCCAAAAAACGTTAAAGGGTTTAAAATTAGAATCTACTTCGTTTGTTACAGATTCTATTTTAGAAAATTTCGTAAATGTAACAGAATTAACTAAAAAAATAGATTGCTTTTTCCGTAATCTTCATGTTTATAAGAGATTAGGGATAGAAATTCCAAGGCGGGCTGTATTATTATGGGGTAGCGCAGGTACGGGGAAAACCACAGCTTTAATTAAAGTTTGTCAACAATATTCAAAAGACAATAAAACTGCTATTATTTTATGGTCAACTGATAAAATTGATCCGTCTGAAGTTAAAGACTTCTTTAAGAGCTTTCAATATGTGGAAGGAGTTAAAAAAATTATCTTAGTGGCTGAAGACATAGGTGGTGTTGAAGCTGAAAATGCTAAAATAAAAAGTACGAGCAGTCTTTTATCTTTATTAGACAATAAAGAAAAAATATTCCAAATTCCAATATTCATCATAGCAACTACTAATTTCCCAGAAAATCTTTTGGCTAATATAACCAATAGACCGGGAAGATTTGATGATAAGATAAAAATGGACTATCCGGATTCCAATGCCAGATACGAACTTTTTAAATTTTTCAGTAAAGGAGAAATACCAGACGAAACTTTACAGATTATTAAGCAAAAAAAATATAGTGAATTGACAGCAGCCCATCTACATGAGATTGTAATTAGATCTGCAATTTATGAAATAACTCCACAAGAAGCAATAGATAGTATTATGAAAGAAATATCATATTTCAAAAAGGAATTTCAAACAAAAAAGCAACAATTAGGTATTAAACAAGGATTTGATGTGGATGATGATGATTTTTGACCTAAAAAATTATAAGAAAGCTAAAATAATTGTTAGAGATCTAGAAAAGATTTTAGATGTATTCAATGCCAATAAAAAAGCGTTGATTGGTTATTTTAAGTATGTGCCGGTAAAAGACGTTTATAAATGCATAATTAATAATCAATCAATACTAGAAATTCATTTAGAAAAATACAAAAGAATTATTGAAAATAGAGGGAATATTAGTGAAAGTGAACTGGAGGAAATTAAGAAATAAGATTCCATCACGAGTACAAATAGCTTCTAGTGTTTTCTATAAAGTTGTTTGGGTTAGAGAGTTTTATCCTAATGATAGATTTGGAGAAACCGATTTTCAAAATAGACAAATATTATTGAGATTAGATATGTCTGATAAAGAAACAGTTACAACATTTCTACATGAATGTATGCATGCTTTTTCTAATGAATATTCAATGGGATTAACAGAAAGACAAATTTTGTCTAGCGAGGCAGGATTTTATTATATTTTAAAACATAGAAATTTATTTAAATGAAAGAATGTATAAATTGTAAACATCGGATGCATCCTTGTGTTGTAAATCTTGCAAATTATTGTTCTGATTGTGAGTATATCAGACGAAAAATATATAAAAAAACAATAAATGGGTTTATAATGATATGTTATAGAGGCATGAAAAGAAGAACCAAAGGTAAAGCAACCAGGAGCCCACATCTATATAAGGGTAAATCTTTATTAAAAAAAGAAGATTTTTATACATGGTCTAAAACAAATGAGGATTTTCTTAGATTATATAAGCACTGGGTTATAAATAACTATGATATTAAATTAACTCCATCTATTAATAGAATTAATCCTAAAGAAGGATATACTTTAGATAATATGGAATGGGTTACAAATTCCATAAATTGTTCTCTTTCTGGTATTACCAGGAAAAATAAAAACAAGGAAAAACAAATCATCTACAAAGTAGCAGGTATTAATTATGAAAAATCATAAACTAGAAAAAATTCTTTTTGTCTCTGATGCACACATACCATATCATGATAAAAAAGCATTTAATTTAATGCTAAAAGTCATGAAGGATTTTAAGCCAGATCATGTCATAATCATGGGAGATTTTATTGATAATTTCTCAGTTAGTTCCCATAGCAAAGATCCAAACAGAGCGTTAAAGTTGGATTATGAAGTTGAAGAGGCCAAGAAGCTATTGAAGCAATTAAGTGATCTTGGAGCTAAGAATAAAGTCTTTATCTCAGGTAATCATTGCGATAGATTGGAACGATACTTACAGGATCATGCTCCAGAGTTGTTTAATTTCATATCAACTGAAAAAATTCTAGAACTTGAGAAATTTGGCTTTAAATATGTACCTTACAAGAAACATTATAAATTGGGTAAACTTTATATAACTCATGACACTGGCAATGCTGGTCAATATGCTGTTTATAAAGCATTAGATACATTCCAAAAGAATATTGTCATAGGACATATACACCGAACATCTTATGTAGTCCAAGGAAGTGCCCATGGTGATACACACGTTGGAGCAAGCTTCGGTTGGCTTGGTGATATTAATGAAATTGATTATATGCACAGAATCAAAGCTTTACGAGACTGGAGTCTTGGTTTTGGAATTGGATTTCTAGATTCTAAAACGGGCTGTGTTTATCTTCAACCCGTTCCTATCGTTAATGGAACTTGTGTTGTTTCTGGAAAACTTTATAAAATAGATTGACAAAATTTATCAAGTTTGATATAATTATGTCTATAAATTGGAACTATCTGGAAATTCCGGATAGTTGGAAAGGAAAATAATGAGACTATATGAATATGTTGTTTTTTTTAATCCAAAAACCGATGTAAAGAAACAAAGTGAATCTGCTAAAATTTTAGTGGGTCCAAAGACAATTTTAACAAACGATGAGAAGACGGCTATGTTAATCGCTGGAAGAGAAATCCCAGAGAATTTTCTAAATCGACTAGATCAAGTAGAAGTTGCAGTTCGTCCTTTTTAAGAGGGAGAGTTAACGAGGAGCGAGTTTCCTCTCCTTCAAAAGAGTATAATAAGCCCAAATCTATTTCCATTAACTCACTGGGTAGTCAGCAACCAGTATACGCAACATATACTACCGATAGTACTACAAATCTTTCTACATCAGGATTATTTAATAGTTTGAATAATAGTACATATGTTTCTGCTTCAACCTTAAACTTAAAATAGGAGTAAAAAATGTCAACAACTAATACACAAGAAACAAAACCAAGCCAACAATTTGTAATGGAGGAAGGTTTATTGAATGAGATTTTAGCATATCTTGGGAATAGGCCAGCTAAAGAAGTTTATCCACTGTTACAGAAGTTTTCTGCTGTTAGGGCTCTTAATGCACAAACCACCCCAGACGTTCCGGTAAAAGAAGAAAACACAGAATCTGAAGTAGTTTCGGTTAGTGAAGAAAGTGCAGAACCAACAGCAGCTTAATATCGTGTGAAATATGGGTGGGGTAAAGTTTGATAAGGGAAAACCCAGATGTTCTCTTCTACCTTCTGATGCATTATTATTAGTAGCCGAAGTTCTAACCTACGGTGAAAGTAAATATACAGCGCAAAATTGGAGAGAAGGATTTGATTGGAGTCGCATTTTAGATGCAACATTTAGGCACCTCTATAAATATAATTCTAGTGGGATGACCAGAATAGATAAGGAATCTGGTTTAACACACTTAGCGCATGCGGCATGTAATTTGCTTTTTTTACTGGAGTTTGAAAAAAATAATATAGGGAAAGATGACCTATGGAAAGGACATGATGAATTACCGAGACGAAGTTCTAAGAACTCTAAATCAAAAACTAAACCCAGACGAAATAGTAGTAAACGCAACTCTAGGATTAACAGGCGAAGCAGGGGAACTGGCAAACGTGATTAAAAAAATTATGTTTCACGGCCATGATGTTAATGATAAAATGAAAGAACAATTGATGGGTGAAATGGGAGATTGCTACTGGTATCTTGAAGTTCTTTCCGAAATGTTTGGATTTGAGGAGGATGACATTAAGAAAGCTAATGTAGAAAAACTTCGCAAAAGATATCCGGATGGGTTTAGTGAAGATAGATCTATTAATCGAGAAGTATGAATAAATGCCAAGAAGAACTCATTTTGAGCGTAAAGCCAATGATCAAGAACGTTTGGAAGAGCAAGTAAGAAGACTTAAATCGGAGAATAGGCATCTACATAAAAGGTTAAAGAGAATTACTAAAGGATATAGGCATTATCTAGATTCAGAACCTATTGATGAAATAAAAGATCCAAAAGTAAAAAAAGAACCTGAAAAGGTTTGCTTTGAGTGTGAACGTGGAGTTCTAGAATTAAAGCTCATCTTAAACAGAAGATTTAGAGAATGCAATGTTTGCAATAATAGAACAAAGGTTAAAATACTACAACTTGACGGAACATGGAAAAAGATGGAAAAATAAAGAAGGAGTTTAAACTTCCTAAAATAGAATCTTGGCTTAGAATTAAATTAAGAAGAATATCACTTCAGTGGCCAGCTAGAACCGAAGCATTGAGGAAAAGTAGAATAGAACGTGGAATTTATCAATGTTCTACATGTAAAGGAAAATTTAAAGCTAATCAAGTTCATGTTGATCATATTGAAGCAGTGATTCCAATGTCTGGCTATTTTACAAATTGGGATGAATATATTAAAAGATTGTTTGTTGATGTTAGTGGGCTGCAGATTTTATGTCAGCAATGTCATTCGAATAAAACAGAATTGGAAAATAGTATGAGAAAATTTTATAGGAAGAAAAGAAAGAAAAGAGGTATTTAGATATGCCAAGACTTAATTTACCATGGGTAGTTGATCCGAAAAGTAGAGAAGCCAGTGTTAGTTTAACCAATTTTGTATTGTCGGTATTATTTCTGCTCATTGCCGGAGGTTTATATTTGGGTGGTCTAACAAAAGATACAAGCCTAGCGGTTGAATACTTTGGTCTCTCGGCTAGTTTATATTGGGGTAGAAAATTCACTACTAATAAGAAATCAAAAACTATGGGAAGTTTAATTAACACAGATACACTCAAGGAATCTAATAAAGATTCATTAAGTGAACCTAAAAAGGAGAATGAATGAGTATGAGAAATGCAGTAACATTACCAGAAGAACGAGAATTGGTCAATGTTAATATGAATTTTGTGCAATCATTTAAGTTCGGAGTTGCTTTGTTTTTAGGTATGGTTGTCTCTGGTATTCTTTTTAGTTTGTTTAGTCTAATCGTGGCAACTGGTTTGATTTATTTATTTGGAACAAATTTATGGAATTAATATTAAGTGTTATTGGTATTTTGTTAGGACTTCTTGGATATAATTTTGTTAAGAGACGTTCAGCCGAAGCTTTATTGGAAAATAATGAGACCAATAAAAAACTTAACGAACAAGATAAAGCGATTGCAAGAGATAGTGGACTACTTCAAGCAGAAGAAGCTAAGAGAAAACAAATAGAGGAAGAGATGAAAAAGAAAGGCAAAGATGCTACTGCGGAAGATCTTAATACTATTCTTAACTAGTTCAATATCTAATAATTGGGTACTGGCTGATGAAGTAGTACCTATTAAAAAGAATGATCCATCTCCAATAGATGGGTTTGTTATTACACAACAACATGCCAATAATATTAAAGTATTAGCCCAAGAAAGAGATGGATATAAATTACTTAATGATTCTTTTCAGAATAGCCTCAAATTACAAGAGAATATTATAAATTCTCAGGATAATAAGGTTAATTTATTAATTGGACAAAACGAAAAACTCGCTAAATCACTTTACGATGAACGCACAATGACCAATTGGGAACGAGTTGGTTGGTTTACATTGGGTATTATTGCAACTGGATTCGCCATCTATGCCGTTAAAGAAATCACTACCAAATAGCCTATCTAATGAACAATTAATAGAACTTCTACAAACTGCCCCTGATGCATTACAAGCTTATGCATTAACTAATAACGATATTATTCCCTTTCTTTCTATTTATAACATTAAACCAGGCAAAAATCTAATAACTAGACGATTGGTCTATAATCTATACTCCAAATGGTCCCCTAATCCCCTCCTAAGTCGTCAATTTTCGCGTGAGTTGAGCCAGTACCTCCTAGTCCACCAGAAGGGTCCAGTCCAATACTACCGACTCAATATAAAGGCTTTTAAGCTAAAAGAGGAGGCATTAAAACTAATTCAGCAATCTTCTATGGATAAGACTAAATCCCCTAGATATAAGCAACATTTTGAGAATTTTTTGAAATATTATAATATAACTAGTGGAAATTATTGGATTCCTTCATATGGATTATATTATATCTACGATATGTGGTCTTATAAGATACGAAAGAACAATCCATTAGGAGAAATACAATTTTTTAATTTCTGTAAACTATATTTTGATTACAAACGAAAATCGGTTAGTCGTGTAATGTTTTTTAGAGTGTCTAAGAATATCACACAACATATAACAACAACTGAGATTCAACAACTAAGAGAAGCACGCTATGAAAAAGGCAGTAAAAATTACCAGAAAAAACAAGAAAGTAAAGAATAATAAGAAAAAACATAGAGCAAAAATTAATAGAAGGAATCAGGATAAATTCTCTGCTTTAAAACCACATTATAATCTGAAAACTAGATATGAAGAATTAGATTATGATTATTTAGATAAGTTGACTGATGAAGAAAAAGATTGGCTAGCACGGTTTACCGAAGAGTATACCCATGCTAATTTTAATCATCCTGGCAAAAAAATACATAAAACAAAACAACAAAGAAGAGAAATCTATTCTAGGAATAATGCTAGAAACAGAGATATATTAACTAGAGCAAAGGCTTGTGGTAAACAGGTTCATTTTGAGGATACTAGACAGGATGAATTAGTATTTAATGGGGAAGAGGGCCTTATTAAAAAGTTCGATAAAAAATTATAAAACCCCAAATAATTTTAATAATCCAGCAATCAAAGATAAACCAACGCTACTAAGTCCTAAGAATCTAATAGCTCCATCCATCATGGAGATATGCCTTTGAATTGGTTTTAATTCCTCAAAACATTTCTCGTTTTGTTTTTCTAATAATTCGGTTCTTCTTTGATGTTCAGAAAGACTAATCTCTTGCCTACAAAGAGTTTTATCTATGGAATCTAAACGCATATCTAACTTATCGAATTGTTCTCCCCAATTATTGTCCATAAGATGGAACCTCCCCGTTTTCTATTGGAGTTTCTTCTTCTACCTCTTCACCAGAAATAAATAATCTAGATTTTGGATTTTGTAGGATAGCAAATAATGCAGCATTCTTGGCTGCAGTATTTTTATCTGCTAATCCTTTTTCTAATGCCTTACCTAAAGAAACTAAACCAGGAACACCAGATTCATATAAATCTTTGGATAATTCCCCAAGTTGTTGAGCTGGAGCATCATAAAGTTTTCTACTCAAATTAGCCACTTTTCCAGCAACAGGTTTTATAGCTCTTACTCCCTGTCCCGCCACAGTAGCCACGCTTAACAATCTTCCCTTACCAGTGGTAGCCCCACCAATAGGAATAGCTTTTAATTCTCTGCCTATCCCAGCTTGAGGCTCAAATCCTAATTTCTGTTTTGCAATTGCAAATTCATCACCTTTAGATATAATATCCTCAAAAAATTCCTTTGAATCTAATCCTATTTCTTTTAGAACACCTGGATGTTTAACATCAAATTCATTTAAATTAGTAATTAATTGTGGAAATGATCCACCGGCAGCGGGTAGTTTTTTAGCACCTGGAGTAGTAGCTGATGTCAATAAATCTCTAACTCCTTCTGTTAACTTTCTACGACCTTTGATCATATCTCCCATCCAAACTTCGGACAATTCAACTGGGAGTCCTCTAGAAACAATAGTTTCACTAACTGCTTTTCTTAAATCATAAAATTGACTATATAAAGGATTTAAATCGGGAATTTGATCGGTTAATGCTTTACGGGTAGCGCCATAAAAATTATTGGCAATGGATTCAATTTCTGGTGTATTAGTTCTTCCAGCCAATTCAACTAACTCTTTTTTCCATTGATTGGCTTCTAGGGGAGTCATTGTGTTAGTTTGAATCTTTTGAAACATAGTTCTAAGTCTAGCCGCATCATCTGTTTTCAAAAAATGGGGATTTTGTTTAAAGAATCTGTTTGCATCTCTAGCTGCTTTAAGCATATCGGGAGTTACACCAATTTGCACCCCCTCATCCGTTGCTCTTTTTATAGTATTACTAATTTTACTTCCCACAGCACTTTCAGCATCTAAGATTCTATTAGTTACATCTGCTATATCTTTTGTTTGTTGTTGACCTATTCTTATAGTATCTCGTAATCCTTCCGTCACTGGAGTTCCAGCTTTACCTTGTTTAAAGGCTAAAACAGATTGTCTTAATTTTGGCGAATCTGCTATGTAAGAACTAACGCTTTGTCTTGCAGAATCATAAATATCGCGCAATTTAGGGGCAGCTGCAGCAAAAGCCGTGCCAACTGCTCCTCCCATTAAAGCACCACCTATAGCATCGGCTAATATTTTTTGTCTTCCTTGACTAGTTTCTAATTCACCTTTAGATCTTAATGTTGCCTCTGTTGCTCCTAAAGCTGCGCTAGTTGTGGCTGCCTTTCCTAAAGAAGATATTGTTTTAGTTGCTATTGCTTTTTCCAATGCTGGAAGTGTGACTCTGGCTGCTGCTTTAGCCCCTAATCCAGCTCCGGCTGTAAGTAAAGCTGGTAGGATAGTACCGGCCACTTGACCTACTCGATAGCCAATTGGTGTTCGCTCTTTGGCTTCTTCTAATTCTTTTTCAGCAGCTTGTTGAGATTGTCTGTAAATTTCTAACCAATCTCTTCCTGGTTGACCGGCAAGATAAGATTTTAATTTTTCACCTGTGGCAGCTAAAGCTCCATAAGCTTCGGCTCCACCACCAAGTAAAGCTTCCTCAGCAACAGCCTTAGCAATATCTTTCCCAGTTTGAATAGCCCCAGGAATTTGCTCGGAAATAGTCTCAGTGACCCCAGCTGCTTTTTTTTCTAATAATTGGGGGATTGTTGTGGGTGGTTTTACAGAAGGAATTGCTTCAAATCCAGGGGATAATTCTGTGTCCAATGGAATTTCCTCGAATCCCGGAGACAAATCAAATTTTTTATTATCTGCCATTATTGTCTTCCAGATACAAGCTCTCTAGATCCATCAGAATAAACCAATTCAGTTTGATTGGTTTTTGGATTATATCCTCTTTTAACAATAGTTTTCATTTCTTTGGGTTGTTCTATCATTTTTGCACTTAAAGGATCAACTTCTATCCACCGTTCTTCCCAACCCTCTTTAAATCTTCTTTTAGCCTGATTAGCAAAAGGCTCAACCATGGATTTATATTCCTTTTCTCCTATATCATGTAATTGAGTCAACGTATTTTTAATATCAATTAGAACTTTTTTATTTAATAAACGAGGATTTTTGCCTAATTGCGATAGTTGAGTGTCTACTGTTCCCCATAGTCCTCTGGCTCTTTGAGCTAAGGCTATTTCTCCTTCTCTTACCACAGACCCAGGATCTAGTGCTCTAATTAATGAATAAAGTGCAGTTATATCATTAATAGCATTTGGGGAGCTAGCATCTATACGATCAACTAGAGATTTAGCCTTTCTAACTGTTGATAAAGCATCGGATTGTTTAGATTTTGTTAAAAACGCAGAAGTTTTTTCAACCCATCTATTGTCATCTTTTTCTTTATTTATCTCTTCTTTTTCTTTATTAGCTTCTTGTTTAGCTTGTACCGTGTCTCTTTTTATTTCTTTTTGGGTTTCCAATCTTTCTTTTTGTAATTCTTTCTGTTGTTTACGGGATTCTTCTGCCTCGAATGCCCTTAAAATAGAAGGCATTATAGTTTCTACTGTAGAAGCTGGCATAGTGTCTGGGATAGTAATATTAAATCTTTTAGCGAATGCTCGAAGTTGTTTAGACACATCACTTTGTGGATCAAACTTTTCTTGCTTAACTCTTTCTTTAAAATCCTCAACTAATTGTTCAGCTTGTTGTGCCTGTTTTTGAAAGATTTCTAATTGAGGTTTTTTTCCAGTTAATGCTTCTCCAGCTAATTCAACTGCTTGTTGAAGACCAGCACCTAATTTTAAAAGATTTCTAGCTTGCTGTGCTTTTCTTAAATTCTCAACAGTTCCTTCAGTTGGAATTCCAGCTTCTGCCATTTCTAATTCTGGTAGAGTGATAGGAGCAGAAGGCTCTTTTAATTCCCTTGATGGTTTTGGGGGGATTTCAGCTGATGCTATTTCATCCACAGTTCTTGTTGGTTCTAGAGGTGGTAATGGAGATAATCCTAATGCTTCTGGAGCTAAAGGACCAACCGATCTTCCCATTGTCAAAGCCCTTAGAATACTACCCTGTGGAAGAATTTGAGATTCAACAGAAGGCTGTGGTGTAATCTCTTGTTTAGCCTTTTCTTCTTCTAATTTGCGAAGTTGTTCTGGGAAATCAAAAAAAGCCATGTAATTTACCTTCTTGGAAGAAATCTTGGTGCCAAAGGAATTCCACTATAAGGCTCATAACCACTAACTTCTTCTGGAATTGGTTCTTCGGCGCCTGGTAATTTAATTCCACCCATCCCTCTAGGGGCTGGGAGAATTTCTCTTGTTGGGGGTATTTGTGCTCGTGTTTGAGGAGCTACTGTCTTTGAACCTAAAGATTGTAATAATTGCTGGTCGCCTAAATATCCAGCTACCTGTCCTGCTCCTGCTCCAACTGATGTTCCCAATTTCCCATAAAATTGTGCAGTTTCTCCTGTCCTTTTAGAATATTCTGCCCCTTTGGCTTGTAACCCAGCCACTTTAGCCTGTGTTTGTGTTAATTGGTTTTTCCAAAAATTAACTCTTTCTTGAGATTGTCTAATTTTTTCAGCATTACCCATATTAACATTAGCATCAAGGACTCTTTGAGCTTCAGTTAAATTAGCAGCGGCTGCTTGATTTTCTCTTTCAACATTTCTTCTTTGTCTTTCTATTTGTTGTTGAATATTAAATCTTTCTATTTCTTCCTGTGCTCCACGTCTAGTTCTCTCCCTACCAAATTCTTCTCCAGCTATTTGACCTGCTAATTGACTTCTTCCTAAAATTGCTTCTAATGCTCTTTGTGAAGCCATTGCACCCAATCTTTCACCTGCTTGAGCTTCTTGCTCTGCACCAGCTTGAGCAGCTTGTAGTTGTGTAGCTAATTCTAGTCCGGGAGTAGCAGCCCCTCTCATGGCAAATTGTTGTAGAATTTGTTGACGCCTAGCTTGTGCAGCACCTGCAGCTTCCCTTCTTAATTGACCTAGTTGGGCTCTTTCTTCTGGAGTTATACCCGTGACTGCTCTTTCTCTTAATGCTTCTAATGCTTCTCTTCGAGCTTCTTGTAGCTTTGTGTCTTCTGGTATTGTAGCTACTCTAGAGACTTGTTTTTCAACTTCTGCTTCTAATTTTGGAGTATAAAGACCTATTTGTCTAAATTTTTCTAATATAATTTCTTTGGACTCATCGGGAGGAGCTTGAATATTTTCAATTTCTTTAAAAGCCTCTTCCATTGCTTGTTCGGCTTTTCTTTTATCTCCAGCAGAAGCAAAATGACCAATCAAACTACCAGCTAGATTAGCAGCTATTCCTCCTGCTATAATCCATGGAACGATAGCAAACTGAATATCTAAATTATTAAATGTATGAAAGAAATTTAATATTTGATTTGTTAATTCCACATTATCCTCTCACTGTTATTCCACCACCAGCTGCTCGTCTTTGCTCTATTAAACCAGCAAGACCACCTTTTAATTTTTGGGCTAAATCTGCATATCTTAATGCTTGTCTACCACCCGGATCTAATTGAGCCCATGTAGCCGCTCTACTATTTACATAATCAACTGCTTTTTGAATAGAATCTGTACCATAAGGTATGGCCTGCCGAAGATCACGATCAATACTATCCAGTAAATTTGTCATTTCCTGAGGAGGTCTAAATGCCTCTGTTATATTAGAAGTCTCTCTTTGACGCGCTGCCTCTATTCTACTTAGTATATCTTTTGGAATTTCAGCCCTTTGATAGGTTTCTAACCCCTCAGTCGGTATAGCCAACTCTCTTCCTGTCAATTTTCCCAATGCACCCAAACGAGCTGCTTCTTCTCTTGTTGTAACAGCAGCTTCTGTTGGCGGTGCTCCTACAGTAGGAATTAATTCTTCTGGTCTTAATCCCCAAGTATAAATAGGCCCTTCTGGAGATAATCCTAACCTTCGAGCCTGTTCGGCAGTTAATTGTTTTTGTCCCAAAGCTCCTTTAAGTGCTTCAAACTCTGATCGTTCTTTTTGTGCTTCAGTTAATCTTTGTCCAACACCACCCCTAATTTGAGATATTCTTTCTCCTAATAATCTTCCAGTCTCCCCGCCAAATTCTTGAGCTTGTCTAGTCGCTAGTCCCGCTTGACCCCTAGCAAGTTCTGTGCCCCTTCCAACCTCTCCGGCTAATCCACGTGTGGCTTCTCTAGCTTTAGCTAATTCAGGAGCTTGGCCTAGCAATAATACATCCAATGCTTTTTGACCTGATGTATATCCTGGTCTAGCAGCATATCTTTCTAATAGTCCTCTTCTGCCTGCTTCAGTTCCGATTCCACCACCCAATCTTTCTAATGCTTGTGCTCTAGATCTAGCTTCCTCACTTCCAGCTAACTCAGTCGGACCTTTATATTCACCACCACGAAATCTTTCAAATAATTTTTGCTGTTCTTCTCCAACTTCACCAGGACGTTGTAATGCAGTTCCGATTATTCTTTCTCTTTCAGCTACTTGTGCCCCAGTTCCCAGTCTTTCTTTTTCAAGACTTTCTCTAAATTTTCTCTCTTCCTCACCTAATCTTTCTCTTTCTTGAGCAGCTTCACCTATAACTCTTCCACCAAGTTCAGCTCCCAATCTACCGGGTTGAGAAACCTGTAATAATCTCTGAAGTGGAACATAGCCAGTGGTACGTGGTCTGGTCCTTAAAATTGGAGGAGCAACTACTTGTTTTTGTCCATTAGGCATAATAATTCATTAATAGTTGTTAATATTAACCAAAAGCCACTACCCTAAGGCTATATCGATTATCAGAAACTAAACCTGTAATATGATTAATAATTATATTATTTGTGCTTTGTGTAAACGTGATAAAAACACCATTCGTCGGAAAACCGGATGAATTATCTAAATTCATAGCTCTAATAACCGATAAGCCTTCAGCTTTAGTTATATTAGTTAATAAAAAACTCGTTGCGATTTTCGGAATACCCGTACTACTAACAGTAACTTCGATATCTTTAACGTCACACTGAATATTATCTCTTAAAGAAATCTTTTTATTAAGGGCATCATATAAGACTTCTATACCATTATTTAGATTATTTGATAGGGTTTCTATCATATTCTGAAATTCTGCCTGAAAGTCTGTTTTAAATATTCTTCTAAATGAGGGAAGTTTAGACATAAATAATTGGTATTATTAGCGATAAGCTCTTGAACTTTGTCCAATCTCCCCCGTAATAGAATGTGCTAAAATAGAATATTTCTCTCTGGCTATCATATGTACGAATTTTACTAATAGAAATCGGCATCTTTGGCAATTTCTTGGTATATAGGTACGAAAGGGTGCTGAGTTACCCCTTCCACCGAAAAAATTATCACCAAACGACTGGTGACCAAATAAACCCCCACCAAGGCCATTTATAGCGACATCAACGAAAGAGGGAAACAAATCTGTGGCAAAGCTAATTGTGGCATTAGTAAAGGTTCTATCTTCAAACATTAAGGTTGCTTCTCTTAAATGCTTTAATCCTAATGGATCTCCCATTGTATTTGGATTATAAATAATCTCTGTTTTTATGGCTTTAAAAATGGTTAATGGGCCAACGATGTATGGAAGTTTTACATCTAATGTGATTTCTTTGGTATTTTTATTCACATTCGTAATCACTGCTTCTTGAATGGATACGGTATCAACCTGAGAATAATTACTAAAAGTAACACCCGTATCGCCATTAAGTTTTGATGCTATGAAATTATAACAAGCCTTTATATCCCTAAAATCACTATCTATAGTAGTAAATGCCCCCACAACAGATGTAGGTGTCAAAACGCTAACTGGAATAGAAAAAGTTGTGGGACTAATAACCGTCACAACATGTGTCCCATCAATAGAGGGAACAGCGTTCGTTCCTGAAATAGTAACAATTCGATCACTTATTAACCCATGTGGAGCACCAGTTGTAATAACTGTTGGATTAGTAGCGGTATTACTGGAGACTATTCCTGTCTTTGTGTCGATTTTAGAGAAATAATCTGTATCGAAAACAACTGAATCAGCATCTAACTTTTTAGCCAATCCTTTTGTCGGATCGGTATTTGCTAATTTATCCCTCAAGTCACTACCACCCGATGCCTGCAAAAGACTAAAATAATCACTATCTCCCAAACTATCCAAATCCAATTTCTTTAAAAGTAAGTTAAATTCAAAAACTGTTAAAAATTGCTCCTGGAATAATACGTCACCTTTTTGAAAATTAGATACATCTGTTAATAGGATTTTTTCTCCCCCAGAAATATAGTGTCCACTGGATAGTAATGAAGAAGAGAATTCTCTATCTGCATAATCACTTCTTAAAAAATCTTTTCTTTCTTGTTCGATAAAATTAATATCACCAGCCCCTAGATATAATTTACCATCCGTAAGATTTACAACCCCACATGTATTACTTTTATCTATTGTCGTCCAAGTATTTGTTAAAGTATTATAACGAAAACCAAATTTAGCCACAGTATCAGTTGATTTTTCTAAAGTCCAAACGATATAAGCATTATCAGATTCATATCCCACGCCCCAAGTAGCTGTTTCAAAATTGGGGAAAAGAGCCTTTGGAAGAACATCAACATCAATGGATCTTGAGATAATATTAGTTCCTGCTTCGGAAACCATACTAATTCCTTGATCTGTCCATCCATATACTTGATTATTTGAGACATCAACCGAATCTGATGCTATTAAAGTATAAGAACTATCAAATAAAGAAGTTATAAAAGGTGAAATTTCACCCGAAATTCTAAATAACCCATCCTCTTTGAAAACGAATAAACTATCTCTTAACGGAAATATGCGCAGAATTGCTTTATTTTCCGAACCCACATCCATAGTATTTACAACAGGAACTGCTTCTGGTTGCTGGAATTTAGAAAAGTATATTCTATTCACCTTTATTTCATTATTTGAAACTTCAGCTAAGGTTGCTTTTCTAATTGCCCCCGTAGTTCCAGCGACTCTAACATTTACTTGAATTTTAAAAGTTGTGGGTGTGACTTCAGATATTATATATAAGCCATCGATATTCGGTAATGAGTCACTTCCACTAATAACTACTTGATCACCATCTAATAAGCCATGGACAGTAGCTATTGTTACCATAGTAGGATTAGCAACACTGATGGCTGTTATAGTTTTACCTGATTCTGGAGATAAATCTGGGCTAAAGGCAAATCCTGTTGTGGCATGATTAGCTAAAAGATAGAAAGGTGTAGAACTAAGAGTTTTTCTTTCTAGAAGCATTTTACCTGGAGTATCGGCAGGGCCAGATAAGTAAAATCCATAAGATACTTCACGTTCGTTCCTATTTACTATTCGTACAAGACTTCTGGCTGTTTCATCTATGGCTTGAGCTATGGATACTAAAGAAGATAATAAAACTTCTAAGGCTCCCTGTTGAGTAATAGAAATAGTAAATCCGCTAGTTTCAGGGGTTGCATCAATTGCTGGCCCAAAGTCGAAATTTTTTACGGTTAATATAGCTCCGACACTACTAGCAATAAATTTATTAGATAATGCATTTAAAGCATCTTTTGTGGCTGTGGCGACTGCAGTTGCAGAAGCCCCTGTTGCAATATTAACTTGTATGCCTGTTCTTCCAGCTGGAGCTGGATCACTTAAAGCGGCGCTTGTCTTATAGAAGACATAAAATAAATCCCTATTGAATGCGGTATTAATATTAAAATATTTACCATTTAAGCTATCCGCAACATCCGCTACACAGGTAATACTAGTTATTTCCTGTGTAGATCTTTCTCCTCTCCCTTGAGTAGTTGTCGTTATTGTGAAAGAACCTGGAAGTGTTCCTATATTAGAATCATCTGTATAACCAACATCTACATTTGTAATGGTCACATTAGAACCACTGGATGTTGCAGTGAAATCAAATAAAGCCAATGAATTGATTTTATCTCTCGTTCTAGAGGCTATTACTGAAGCAGACGCCGTACCACTACCATCAATATCGGTTAAATCGACTAGAATTCCTGTTCTACCAGCCACTCCTGGATCTGTTGAACTATCTTTTTTATACCAGACGTAATATTTATTAATATTATTTGCTGAATTAATTAAAAAATATGAAGAAGCTCCCGCTCCTGATAACATAGAAGAATCACCACAAGCTAATGATGTAACTTCTTTAATCCCAGTTACAAAATCATAAGTATGATGATTAGAGCCATCCGTTATATTAATTTTTGGCGTAGTTCCACTAGTAAAAAGATCAATCATAGTGGAAACGCCTAATAGTGCTAAATCTCTTCGATGTCTTGTTCTTGTATTAGCATAGAATAAAACATTTTTAAAACGATTGATATCTTTAGCGAAAGGTGGTATATCATTAGCCTGTAGAATGCCTTCTCCACTAATAGAGTTAGTATAAAGATTAGTTCCACCATCACGAAGTGTATCTGGTACAATATCCTCAACTATCATTAACTTAGTATCTATTTCCGTTTGAGTGGGAAATGCTTCATATACGAGCCGCATTTCATCACCAGCATTTAAATCTGATAAAATAACAGCTCCAGTAGCAGAGCTAACTACAGTTCTATATATTTGAAGAAAATGACTAGTTGTTATGTCTTGAGGAATGGCAATATCTAATAGAACAGTTGTTGTTGTTGTAATTTCTAATGGATCGATGTAAGTAGATTTAGTTGCAGAAGTGAAACGTAATATACGATCTGTAGTAGAATCAGTATCTAAATCTACTGCTCCTATAGCTAATGCAGACCCTGGATGCGTAAAAGAAAATGTTGTTGCTGTAGTTCCGGTTATAGTTTGAACTCCAGCAAATGAAACAGCTAATGAGTCTTTCCAGGTTCCACTTAAAAATATTTTATCACCAGTGGATAAAAAATTTCCAACATCACCCGGAGCAACAATAGCTATTGTAACAGCATTAGCTGCAGCAATACTTGATCCGGCTTCATCTAATTCTAAAGGAGAAGCGGTAGCAGACCCATCATTTTTAGCTATTCTTCTCAAGTGTCGAGAAGATTGTAGTTCTATTATGATATTGCTAATATAAGTTTGTAGTGAAACTAATTCTTGATCTGTGGGAACTGTACTAGGAATTGAAGGTTGAGTTATTGATCTAAACCAACCAGATTCAATACTTTCACTACTTAAAGTTACTGCACCACTAGCTGTAGTATTGAATTTGATGACGGAAGCACCCGATCCTAAATCCACTGAAATAACAGTTTGTACTCCATCCAAAGTACCACTAGCTGGAGTAAATCCACTTAAAAATATTTTATCTCCAACTTCAAATTGTCTATTTGGAAAAAATGCCGCAGCGAAATCAATAGTGCAAACCCCACTCGCAATAGTTGCTGTATCTATATCAGCCGTTCCAGCTAATGTACCCCTTTCTTTATCTAATTTCTCAGCTAAACTTATTAATTTACTTCTTAAATCAGAAGCAGATGCCGTATTGGATAATCCCAAAGAACTTATATAATTTGCATCATTTATGATACTTCCAGATTGAACAGATATATCATCTAAAGCTCCCAAAAGCCTCATATGATCCCGGAGCATTAGATTTAATAGAGTATTAAATACTTCAACTCTTTGACTGGGAGAGCCTAATATAAGGTTAGAATTGGCATCAATTATTCCCCAAACATGCCTATAAGCCACTGTACTATCTTGTGTAAAAAAAGCACTCTGTGTACCACTAGTGGTTTTTACTCTAGCTTGAAAATCAATAGCCTTTACACCACCAGAAGCAATGATATACCCAGAACTTGATGTTAATTCAGATCCAGATGTGGCTGATATTTTTTTAATTCCCTCATCTGTTGTGAAATAAAAATTACCATTGGCTTGTATACTTTTTATTCTTAACCCAGTTTCAGTTTCATTAAAGGTTCCACTAAAATCAGTAAAAACACCACCATTATCAAATTGTAGTTTATTAGTATAATGTCTTAATATTCTATCGCGATATACGACTAATTGCTTGGCTCTATCTGTAGATGTGCCGAAGTTATTTCCGTAAATTTTGAATCCCCTGCGAGATTCGACTACATTATCTCTGAAAATAATAACATTGGAAGCTTTAGATAGACTTCCATCTGGGGTGCTTAAAGAATTGGACGATGTGTCTAATCCGGCAGCTTTTATTAGAATTGAAGAAGGCATTAAGTTCTCTCAAATACATACATTATATACGTCTTTTAACCGAACTTTTATTATATCTCAATAGAGAATGTCTACTCGTAATTTTAATAGGAGATCCTTCAACTCTATTATCTAACAATGGTCCTTCTGCTGCAGCGATCTCCTGTATTTTCGCTATACTGACTTGAAGCCCTTCTCTATCACCTAACGCAGCTAATATTCGAGCAGATGATCTTTCTGCAAGACCATTGTGTAAATCACTGGGAATTTGTGGTATAATACATTCATTCTCTGAAGCAATGTAATCACCAACTATTAAATCTGCTGGTATATCACTTTCTGTGAAAGATATAGTATTGCCAGAAACTCCAGAACTAGGGATAGAGACCGAAAATGCCATGGTTTTATGACCCGGCCTAGTTTGTAGAAAGTCAATTATTGATCCATTTGTAATATTAATCGGAATGCTGGAAAAATTTATCTTCAGAGAAGATATTACAAAAGCAGAACTATTAGTAGTAGTTGTCTCTAAGTTTCTATTGCTAAAGGTTAGGGTAAGGACTGTACCAGAAATAGCAGAGGCAACCACTCCACTAACATTAATTACAGTGTTTAAATTGGTTGCTGTAATCGCCGAAGTCCCGCCTATTAAAAATTGATTCCCGGTTGGAGCAGCACCAACAGCAGTAAAAACTGTAGAATTTATAGTTACAGTATTACCAGCCACTAAAGATGTATTATCAACGGTTATAGTTCTTCCAAAAGAAGATATAATAGCCGCTTTGTTATTCGATACTAATTGGTTTGGTCTCAAAAAATAAACAAATAATAATTTGCCGGTTGGTTGAGATAGGACAAGAGGAGTTAAAATAATATCATTGCCTTCCATAAGATATTTATGAATGGCTTGATTTGCACCGATATTTCTTTGAAAAAATGCTCTATCTTCTTCAGAGACTTTAGTCATTTCGAATATATTGCCATTATCATCTTCCCAGAATAAGTCTCTTAACTTCATCCCAATAGCTCTTTCTGGGATGGGATATCGATTTTTATTGGATTCTATAGTAACTTTTGTTGTTGTGACGAAGTATTCTTCATGAAAAGACATTACTGCAGGAACTTGGGATATAGCCATTTCTTCATTAGCAAATGCTAATATTTCAGTATCAGTGAAGGTACTTTGAGATGAGGGAAATGATATTTTTCTTTTGACTGCAGCGACTAAATCATCACTAGTCATCCAAGGCGTTGCCATAAAAATCTCCTTCTATGGCAATTTTAATAGTTCATCTTAGGAGATGAATTATCGGATTTTTTCTCTCTTAGCTTTTTTAATCCTTCGAGGTGTGCTTCCATCTCTTTAATTTCAGAATCTAACTCTTCTTTAGACATGGCTTCATATTCTTCTTCTGATTCTCCCGCTTCACCCATCGGCACTTCTTCTTTTGTTTCTTCATCACCGGGAGCCCTTTCAACCATCTCTTCTGCTTTTTCTAAACCTTTTTTGAGTCCTTCTTTAGTATCAGAAGCAACACTAACCTTTTTTAGAGATTTAAGTTTATCGCTCATCATGCCAGACATTTCATCTCTAAGAGAACCAAGAACTCCCATTTTAGCCTTCTTTTCCATATCAGACATGGGTTCTTTATTTTTTTTCTTAGAGGCCATTCTAGCCATTTTTTCATACATATGTGGCATACTTACCTCTTATTATGATAAATCGTATGTTCTCTGAGCTGATCCCGAACCAGAAGTAGCAACTGCTGGATCTGTGTCCCGAGTCGTTGCTTGAACGCTAGCATCCACAGCACCAGCTAGAAGAGAATCTAAATAATTACGACATTTTACAATACCTTCGTGTGGATTACCACTAGCGTTGATAACCTTCTCGTTTAACTGATTTATAGATTCTTTACTACTATTAATCACTAATACAATCCTTGCCATTTTATCTCCTATTAATACATATCATTCCAGTTAGTTCCATCAAATCCTTGATGTTTACCAACGGTTGAATTAAACACAATGGCCCCAGCCGTAGCACCAAATGCATCTCTTTGTGCTGTGGTTTTGGGGGCTAAATTCATATGACCACCAGAAAGATTAACAAAACCTATAACCCTAAGTCCTTCATGAATTAGAACATCAGATCCTCTAAATCTAATAGTTCCACCACCTATTGTTAATTCTGCTATAGGTTGACCATTAACGTTATTCATTATACCAAAGCCGTCATTGTCGAAAAATCCACCGGTTCCAGCTTCGCCATACACTAAATCTATTTTTCCAACCCTTATTCTTTCTGATCTACCTGTGGTATCAGAGGGAAGTACTTTAAAGAAATAAGGTGCTGTAGAAGAGGGCTTTGATTTAATAGTAAGATGACTAGTCTCATCTCCAGCAACACTATTAGATGTAATAGTGAAAGAATTGCCAACAACAAGAGAAGTTCCAAAATAACCACTTCTTGGACGGTTAACTCCAGAGGCTCCAATGTCAAATAAATTATCAGATGACCATTTTAGATCACCAGCCATTTGATTGCCACCGTCTGTTCTTAATCTAATAGCAATTTGTGCATCTTGAGCAGCATTTTGAAAATCAACATATGTTTTATCAGCCTTAAGAGCGATTACTGCATCTTGAGCAGCATTTTGTGAATCAACATATGTAATATTAGCTTTAAGAGTGTCCTGTGCATCTACATAAGTTTTATCAGCCTTAAGAGCGATTACTGCATCTTGAGCAGCATTTTGTGAATCAACATATGTTTTATCAGCCTTAAGAGCGATTACTGCATCTTGAGCAGCATTTTGTGAATCAACATAGCTTGTATTTGCCTTAGCAGCTATTACTAAATCCTGAGCAGCATTTTGCGAATTAACATAACTAAGATCAGCTTTAAGATCTAATTGTGATTTATTAACAGCATCACCGGCAACAAGACCATTACCCAAATTAATTAAACGAAATCCAGCCCAAGAAATATCAGTGATTGGAGGATTTGTATTATTTTTACGAATGGCGTTTGGATCTGCCGCCATAGAAACACTAGCAATTGCTGCATCTAATTGGCCTTTATTAATAGCATCATTTGCTAAAGTTGCATTAGCCAAATCCATTAATTTAAAATTATTCCAGCTAATATTTGTACTAGGAGGTTGAGAATTATCCCTGTGGATAGCTACGATATCAGAAGCACCTTGAAGAATATTATCCCATGTATTAGATTCAGATCTAAACGCAAAAATTTTGTCTTTATGAATTGCCCCTTCTCTTACATAAAGAATTTCACCATCTGAAGGGTCTCCATGAAATTCAGCTTTTACAGCATCATATCCATCTTTTTCTAAGACCCAGTTAACACTAACACCAATATTATTGGGTTTAAATATCCTATTATTTTTTAACGGATCACTTAATTGTGTAAAAAGAATACGGTCATGATTTTGAACAACAACACTATCAACAACAACCGGACCAGAACCACTAGGCAATACCGTAGATGCAGAATCCATCATTCTGGCCGGATTGCGCCATGCTAATTGTGACATTGATTATCTCCTTAATTATACAGAAGAATTAAATCTATATATAGTTGTTAAATTATATATTATAGAATATTCTCACTATGATATATAGAATCTCTCAAAGAATCTAATAAGTTATAAATTACCTTCAGCTTTCCCTTTAGCGTAGTTGAACACGTCTTGGGCTTTAGTCAAATCCAGTCCAGAGGGATCATCTTTTAAATTTTTTGAAATGCTAACATCAGCATATTCTGATGCTCCAGATTCATATTCAACTAGTATATGACTAAAGGATAGTCCCGAGGAATCCGGAACTAATTTAATTTCACGGATGCGTTTTAAATTTTTAGGCATTTGTACTCCTAGCAACTTCGAGCCAAGCGGCTCCATTATAAATTAAAGACAAAGTATCAAATTCTGTCGGAAGCCATGTAACCGAGAGTTTCGTATTTGCGTCTGCTAGGAGTTCAGCAGCATTTGTTCCAGTCCATTCTAAAAGGAGTTGCTGCCCTGCTGTTCCAGCAGATAAAGTGAAAGTTCGATTCGTTGCAACTGCATTATCAGAGCTAAGACGAATATAGCTTGTGTTCGCAGGAGAAACTACTTGATTGTCTGCCGTTAAACTAGTTGAAGATGATCCGAGAACATTAGCTTTGGAAATGACAACGTCACCCCCGTCTTTAATTTCAAAGATGGTGCTCCCATTATCTTGAGCTTTAAAAATAGAAAAAGCAGCAGTATTATTGTTTGCTATTAAAGCACCTGTGGTATTTGGACGAACTCCAGGATTGCCATCAGTGTCAAATATAAAATACCCACCAGCGCCATTCCCAGCAAAAGCATTAGCTGATCCATAAACACCAACAGTTTCTATTGTCCCACCAAGACCAAATCCTATTAAACCATAATTCTTAGATGAGCCCGTTGCTTTTCCTAAGGCTCCTACTCTTACTCCCGTGGGTGCTCCCACTTCAGCGCTGAATACTCCGCCAAAATTGCCAGCAAGAGACAACAAATTGCCGGTTCCAAGCGCGGTATTCCCTCCAAACACACCAACTAAAAGCCCAGCGCCGGTATGACCAGCTCCCATTGATCCGAACACAGAGAACTGCTCTTGAGATGCGGCAGAGCCAGAAGAAGTAGCCGAAGAATCGATTAGCACTTCAAATCCAGTTGTGTCTAAAGTACCTGTTGCGCGAAGTGCAGAAGTAGCACTAGCTAAAGTACCCGCTGAAATAGTTGTCCTGCCTGTTATTGTTAACAGATTAGTTGTTTTATTCCAAATGAAATCAGCATCTCCACCGAAAGCCCCAGCATCGTTAAACTGTATTTGAGTATCTGCCCCCGCAGGAGTTCCTGCGCCCCCTACTTCTGATTCTACTCCAGCACTTGTTTTCTTATAAAGTTTGTCATCACTTTTAAAGTAGAGACGATCATGCAGAGCAGTGGGATTAGCCGGAGTTGCAATTTGTGTAAAATCTGTAAAGCTTGTCAAAGAAAGATCGGTAAAAGATCCCGCATCCCCTGAGACTGCTGCCTTTTTAGTGCTTGAATTAAAATTGACGTCAGACATATTTAGTCCTTAAAAAGTAAACCAATTAGCTCCATTTGAGTAAAGTCTTGCAACTCCAAAATTTGCACTAATAAGAATCGTAGTAGATCCGTCTACGGTTTCTGCACCTGCTGGATCAACTGTGATGTTGTTTGTTCCTGCAGTTCCAGCTTCGTCTTTTATGTAAAGAACTGTGCCACTACCCGCTGTTGCAGCTGCAACTAAGTTAACAGTCCTAGGAAGAGTTAGAGAGGAAAAGGCAACAATATAGTCTCCTTCAACTGTAGTATAATTTGCATCCGCTACTGCAGTTCTATGGCCTTTTAATTTCCCTTCGAAAGAAAAATGCCGTCCTAAAAATAAATCTCTTGGCCTGGTAACTCCGCCAATGTCTGAGACATTGTCCGTAGAAGCTAAAAGATGTCCGCTAACATCTTCGATCTCCCATCGGCTAACAAGGGCATTTTGTGTAGATCCCGTAGCACCCGCAGGAGCAGTCTGAAAAAAGATGTGCCCACCAGCGCCAGTTCCTGTTCCTCTTGCGCCAGCTATTTTGAAGCCTGAAGCATTAGCCGAGATATCAGTTCCTGTTGCCCCAGCAACTCCCATGGTAAAGTCAGCTAAAGTTGGAGACGAAAATCCACGACCAAAATATGCATTATTAATTGGATTAAGTTGACTACCAACAACCCATTCATTTGAAGCTGTTACAGCTGAACCTGAAAGGTTGTTAGCTCCAAGAAAGATGTTATCGCTACCTGTGGTCACATTTACACCAGCAGCTAAACCAAGAGCAGAATTGTTGCTTCCAGTCGTAACTTGACGTAAAGCTGCTGCACCACAAGCTGTATTTTGAATTCCTGTAGTTAGTTCCAGAAGTGCGTTGTACCCAAGTGCAGTATTTTGAGTTCCTGTTATAGTGCCAGTGCTCATAGCAGCACGACCAATAGCTGTGTTAAAACTGCCAGTAGATGCAAGACCATTAAAAGCTAATGATCCTACAACAGTATTATGACTTCCCGTAGCGAATATACCCGCAAAACCGCCAACATAAGTACAATCTTCCGCAGTAACAAGGGAAGTTCCAGCTTTCATTCCAATACATGTATTTCTCGTTCCTATTGTAGCGAGTTTTCCTGCTTCTGATCCAACATAAGTACAATCCCCCGCCGTAGTAAGGGAATTTCCAGCACTCCTTCCAACACATGTATTGTTCCCTCCTGTTGTAGTAAATTCTCCTGCTGCTACTCCAAAATAAGCATTTGCAGATCCTGTTGTTAATGCTTTTCCTGCATTCGTCCCAAATAAAGCATTTACAGCTCCTGTAGTTAGGGAAAGTCCAGCATCAAAACCGGCAGCCGTATTTGCAACTGCTGTTGTAGTAGTTGCTGCAGTTCCAATAAATGTACTAAAAGCAGTATTTTGCCAAACTTGAAAAACTTCTTGGCCCGTGCTATCTAAAGTAGCTGGACGATTGTTACTCTTAAAATAGTATCGATTGTGGGACGCTGCAGGACTAGCTGGTGTAGCAGTTTGGGTATAATCAATAAAAGAAGTTATTGAATTAGATCCATTTAAACGAAGATATAAAGCATCACTAGCTGATGAATCTAATAACTGATTCCAGTTAGTAGAAGAACCTGTATCTTGTTTTATGAATAATTTACCACCAGAGCCCGTATCTTGTAAAACAAGTGAACTTCTAGGTGCATCGGTTGCTGATACGGTAGGATCAGTAGTTTCCGGAAGAATATATGCTTTATCATTAAGATTTAATCTTTGTTTTAATGATTTAGCAAAATTTCCATTCCATATAAAAGGTGATGACATGATTATCCCAATTAAGTGTCTATTTAATTAGACAGTATATAATAGTTAATTAGATTCCAGCTCCATAATAGTTGATTGAACTCTCGCCCACTGTGGCATTAGCAGAAACTGCTCTAATAGAAATCCTGGTTCCTGAAACAACAAAAGATTGAACACGACCATTTCCCCCTGGAAACACTAGAAGTAACCTTGTTTCAGCGGCTGCTGCCCCAGTTCCTAATTCTAAAGTTTGACCCGAACTATCAAAAATTTCAATTTCATGAATATCAGCTGCTGTAGAAGCAATTAATTGACTCCAAGCTGCCGTGGTTACACTAGAAGAACTGTAATCATTTCTTGTAGTAGTTACAACACTTCTACCAGTTTGACTTTGCTTAACTGTAGATTGATCAGAAGCAATAACCACTGGAACAGATGCAGTCATTACTTTTTGGCCTAAAGAATTTAATTTACCATTAATTGAGGATAAGGTAGCTTCTGTTGCAGCACCAGCGGGTAGTGCCGAAGATAGAACATCTATTTGTAATTCACCAGCAGCATCAGTTTTTATAGCCCTATTAACCGCACCATCAAATCCATAAATTAAAACATCGTCATTAGCATTATCTAGATTAACTTCTAATGTTATAGCACTAGATTTAATATTAACATCTAAAGCGTTGGATGTACTTCCAATAACGCTACCAACACCATCAACGATTTGAGTCTTTTGAGAAGCATCGGTTAATTTGGTGTTTATGGATGAAAGTGTTAATTCACTAGCTCTTGAAGAAAGAGAGACATCTATATCTGAATCAATAGAGCCAATCCCAACTGCTATACCAACTAATGTGGCTTCAGTGGCTGCTCCTGCTGGAAGTGCTGAAGATAATACGTCAATTTGTAATTCTCCAGCTGCATCGGTTTTAATCTTTTTATTCGCTACTCCATCAAACCCATAAACTAAAACATCATCATCGGTATTATCTAGATTAACCTCTAATACAGCCCCACTTACTGTAACTTTAAGAGCCTGGGCTGATTCATCAAAAGCTCTTTGTAGAACCTGGCTAAAATCTAATGTAGTTGCCATAATTTATAATCCTTTTGGCTTAACTCTTTATAAATAAAGTTGTTAGTAAACCAACAATCAATAATCCCTGTAAAAGTAATAGATACTGCAATGCTTTAGGTGTATGAAATTCTTTAACTATTTTATCTACATAATGTATATCTTTTGGTGAATCTTTATAAACAATTCTTTCAACTTCCTTAATTTCTAATTCCTTCACAATAACTGGTATATGTATTTCCTTTAATTCGAATTCTTTTATAATAATAGGTTTTTCTATTTCTCTAATTTCTGTTTCTCTAATAATGATGGGTTCTTTTATAGTAATAACTTTAGGATCTTTATGTTCAAAATTAAAGTCTACACCACCCACTATAACCACACGATTAGCATCTTGTGATTCATCAAAAATTCTTTTATTTATTTGATCACTATCTAAATGTGTAATTTGTCTTTGCATTATTTTTTCATCATTTTACGAATTTTTTTGAATTTTGAAGGTGATTCTGGAACATCATATTTCTTCTTACGCGCCATGCTATAAGCAATGGCTGAACGTTGATTGGGATCTTTATAACCTTCATGAGCCAGTTTACTTATCTTATCACTTATCCATTTTTTTGCTTTAGAACTTAATTTAGCCATATGAATTACCTCGGTCCAATTGCAATAAAATTAAGCGCTTGAACGTTTGTGGTGTCCCGGCTCCCCGTATCATCAACAATATCAAATTCTACTCCACCCGTGCTTAAAGTGTGCGTACATGAAAAATGAGCCCCCGTATTTTCAAGAACTAATTCAACTGAAGCAACAACAGTAGGAGTAGCTGAAAATACTGTTGTAAAATCGGCCCTCACTAATCCATTTATTGCTCCTGGTTGAGAGGCAGTAAATCCTTCTCCAGATAAAAGAGTGCCAGTTTTACTAATTCTTCCCCTAATAATTCTAAGACTACTAAATAACTCACTATCCAATGGACCAACAACGATACTTCTACTAGAGGATGCTCCATCTGACACATTTACAACAGGGACAGTAGATGAAGGATGTTTAACAAGAAATGTGGTAGGAGCCGCACTTCCCCCTAATCTTATACTTCCATCTAACTGAGATTCAACCCCTCCAACTACTTTTAATCCGACTGCACCACTTAAAACGGCTACTTCTAAAGCACCAGCGGAATTTGATAAACTAACACCACTAAACACCGATCCCAATCTAACACTACCAGATGCAACTATTATTCCTATTATTCCGCTTCCGGGTGTTACTTCTAAAGCACCAGCGGAATTTGATATATTGACACCACCAGCTGGTCCTAATCTAACTCTACCATCAGGTTCAGACGGTGTTTCAATAACTAATCGACCGAAACCATCATCACTAAAGCGTGGTCCACCTGCGCCCGGATTTATAGTTAATCCAACACTACTAATTCTAACAGCTTCTGTAGAAGTACCAACTCCAGTTCTTATAAAGAATCTATGCTTATTTTTATCAATGGAATTTGATGTAGAATGAGCAAAATAATCTATACTTCCACCATTAGTCGCAACTCCATCCGGAACTAATCTAATTGCTGCTCCTGCATTTGTATCAGAACCTGAAGTCGCAACTCTATTACTAACAGCTCCTGTATTAGATCTAATAATTAGACCATCTGTAGTAGTAGAAGTTGTCAATCTTCCAATAAGTTGTACTGCATCTCCTCCTGCTGTTCCGGTTATATCTAAAACATTTATACTGGCTGTGCCAGTATAAGTTCCAGCTTTCAGATTACCATTACCAGTTCCACCATTATTAAAATTGAATTGACTACTCGAAAAATCTAAATTGGGAGTTCCGGCTATACCAAATGTGTATTTCGAAAAAGCTTGATATTCTGATGCTTGAAGCACCATATTATCAGACCCACCATCTGCATTAAAAGAGAGTGTATTATCAGCATCATTAAAAACTACAGTATCATCTGGGCTTAATCCTGTAATAGATTCACTAGCATTAACAATACCGCTAATTGTTAGTTGTATTTGATTTCCACTACCATCATTGTAAAAAAGATTGCCACTTTTCACATATAATTTATTAGAACCAACAATAACGGCAGCTGGATCAAAAAATTCAAGTCTTCTAAAATTAGTTATGCTAAATTGATTCCAGTTAATATCGGAATCAATATTGAAAGCAGATGAGGGTAGATTTGAGAAGGTATTTAAAGAACCACTTAGGGTTTTATTAGTTAAGGTTTGAGTTTGATCTTCTGTGACAACCGCTCTATTAGAAGCACCAGCGAATATTCTAAGTTTATTATCTGTGGATAATAATTCAAATTCTCCTTCTCTTGAAGATGATGAAGAAGAGACTGGTTTAATCCTTAATCCATTTAAAAATTCGAAGATATTATTAGCCATTTTATTGTAATAAACTCACAGCAGCAAAACTAATTTCACCACTATAATTGATACCACCCAATGCCGTAGTTGTGAATTGAATTTGACCAGCATCTGTTATAGAAAATGATATTTTACCATCCCCCACTTTCTGTGTGGTTATATACCATTTATTACCAACCGATAGACTTGGATTATATGCTATTAATATAAGACCGGCCTCAATGGCTGTTTCGGTGGAACTTGTTCTAGTCACGGCATATCTAATAACACTAGAACGTACTAAAGTATTTGAAAATGCTAGATTCTGCACATCCTGAGGGATAACATTGCCATTAAAAGCATCGATGTTATATATTTGAGGGGTTATATCCCCGATGCCTAATCCAAGCGTTATAAGAGCATCCTCGACGGCCTGAGCAAATTCTGTTACAGCTTCCGCCCAATTAGGTGATTCTCCTGAAGTAGGAAAGGGGATCGGGGTTCCTCTAATCGTAACGGTTACAGCCATATAAATCGAAAATAGTGGTTATTATAATTACATTAATAGTTGTTAAATGTAAAGAAGAATGTCTAGATAAAGAAAGAGGGAGTTTTTAGGCTCCCTCTATATAATAGACTTTTAATTATATGATATTATTAATTATGTTACGTTAACAATATCTTTGATAAGAGTATTTCGACCTGGTGCGTAACAGAATAGAGCCTGGTCTGAATAAAGACGAAGCTCATAAGCAGCTGAATTCTCTAGATCCCTAAAGAATTCCTCACCTTGTCCTGGACGCTTAAAGGTCATATCGGTAGAACCGACTCTTGACCAAGCTTGTTCATCAAGAAGATATGCGTAACCTTCTTTTACGTAGATACTTGGCACGATCTCAATTTCCCCATTTTGTGAGTGGAAAAGAAGAGATTCTGAACCATTCTCTGCCTTTTTAGAACTATAGCTTTGATCATACTTGCGAAGAGCAGCTTGATCTGAAAGCATATTTGCCCAAGCTCGTGGATTAACATAGGCAACTACTCGATTATCGAGACCCTTTTCAACCGCTCGTGCAGCAGCGAGATTGAGTTTGGTAAAGCTGAGAGCAGCACTACCAGCACTAAACTCATTGCCCTTAAAGAGGTTAAATGCCCCGACATCGATATTAAAGAGCGTTCCAGAAGAAATAGAGAGAACTCTATGAACTCCCGCAAATTCGTTTCCGAAAGCCCCTTTATGCCAGATGATATCTTCTGCGCCAAGAGTTACATCAATACCAGGAACCGCAGTTTGTAGAGTAACGGTTCTAGCATCCATGTCAACACTTTTAACAACAGATTCACCCCTGGAAGTCGTTCCAGCTGAATTACGAATTTCAATTGGCATGCCTTCTGCACCAGCCCAAATTCCGGGTGCCCACTCTGATGTTTTAATTGTCAAAAGAGTACCAGACACAGCTGAAATGCGAGCATATCCAACTTGACCATAAAGCAATTCAATCTCAAGCTTTTTAGCCATTGATCGAAGCATGTTAGCCACTAAATACTTAGTAGCATCCATAAATGCTTTTTGTCCACCAAGAGCTGCACGGCTCGCAGATACATAACCAAGAAGTGATCGCATTAGAATAGGATTACCCTTGATTTGAGCATCTTTGATAACGCCAGCCACTGGAGCATTAAGATTAAATGCATCTTCGTCTGAAGAAGCAAATGTAACACCATGCTCCATTCCAAGAATAACAGGCTGGTGATAAAGATTACCAGGTTGTTTATCCTTAGACATGAATTTAATTTTATTAAGAAGTTTTACTCCATCGGGAATAAGTTCGCCAAGCTTATCTGCATAGGCTTCCTTAAAAAATCCGTTAAGAGTAGATAATTGATTTGAAGCACTCATATTAATCCCTCATTAAGCTTGTTCATCCACAACATAGTGGATTTCAATTGCGCCACGATAATCTCCAGCAGCAAGATCTGCAGCACTATCAACATTTAGTACGATTTTATCGCCATTTGCTGATAAGCCAGTACTATTAGCAAGAGTGCAAGATACCACCTCAGGTGAATCTTGTCTCACTGCCATAGCAGAGACTACCCTTTTAATTTTTTCACCAACTTTAATAAGACAGCCAAATTTGCCCATAGCATTACTTGGTGCTGTAAAAGTCGGAGAAGCTTCACCAGAATCAAGTGCTCCGGTAGAGCTAGTTACATCATCTACACCCTCTGTTTTAAGAAACAGAACCGCAGGTTCATCAGGTCGATGCTTTACGTTAGCCGCAACCGCATCACCATCAATGAAAAAGTGTAGAGATAGGGATTGAACCTTAAGCTGTGATCCCATTACCAATTCTTGTTTTCCATAGTAGGATGACATATTTAATTATCCTCAAGATAGATTGTTAATGTAAGATAACCTATTTATCTTACTGTCATGTGCATTATTCTTTTCTATCTTGGATATCAGCACCCTAATTTAGGTAATGCCGAGTCTAATAGAATAATAAATGCTAAACTTTCATTAAATAGTTGTTAAAAATAAACTATTTATCAAAATCTAAAATAAATACAGAAGCTTATACCCCAAAAAACTCTCTAAAAGATTTTTTACTGGCATCATCAACCTTCTTTTCAGAGGCTTTTCCCACATCTTGAACAGTTTTATTAGCTGGTTGGGGTGGAGCTTCTTTAGCTTTAGCAACATTCCTCTTCCTAATACGACTCAATACATCTTTTCCAACTAGTTGCTCTATAACATCATCGGGCATAACATTAAACATATCCTTTAAATCTTTATGCATTTCTTCTTTAACCAGAGGAATAACATCTTCGGGAACTATGCTATAACCTTCTTGTAGTCCTAGAAGCATATAATCAGCAATTTTTTTGATTGTATAGGGAGTAGTCGGAAGATCGGATTTACCCAAAGCGTCTGTAATCATCTTATCGTATTCTTCATATGCTTTTTCTGTTGCCCGTTCAAAATCTCTCTCCTCATTTACCTTTTTTTCTTTTTCTCTCTCTTCTTTAAGAGCTTTTAATTCGGATTCTATCTTTTCTTTTTCTAATTGTTCTGGAGATTTTTGAGAAGCAGCGATTTCATCTTCAATAACTTTAGCTGCTAGTTTTTTAACATCTACCCCAAATTCAGGACTTGATAGGATTTTTACGGGATCTTTTTTTAATTCCTCTATAAAAGCTTTAACTTCTTTTTCTAGTTGGCTATATTGTTGTGCCCTAGATTGACCCATTTTAGCTAGTTGTAAATTACGTGTTATGTAATCTAAAGATTCTGGATCATCGGGTATTTCAAAGGGAAGTTCTTCCTCAAACTCTTTTTGATCTACTTTTAACTTAACCCTTTTAAGCCTTTTCTGTTGTTTTTCTGTATCAGTGACTCTTTTTTCAAGATCTTCTAAATATTTAACATCAGAAGATGTTAAATCCTTTTCATCTTTGCTTAATAGGGATTCAGCCCTAGAAATTTCTTCAGTACTGAGTTCATGATTAGAATTATCTTGGATTTTTTGAGATAATTGCTCTGTGGAAGAACTTTCTTTAGATTCTTGTTCTGTTGATTGAGATTCTCGTTGTGTAGGGGGAGATTCTTCAACTACTGTCGAAGGTGCGGTATTAGTTTCAGACATGTTTTTCTCCTTTAGATAGTCCGGTTAGGGATATATTAAAAGTGATTCGTCCTTTCGGATAGAATCATTTCGGTTAATTTATTTGGCTCTTTTTTTCCCAACGGCTGCTAGTTTTTGGAAGCGAGACTTTCCAAATTTTTTACGTCCCAGCCACGAGGCCAAAGCACCAGGGCTTTTTGCTCCTCGTTTTTCTAGCTTCTCTTTAAGCTTTTTAAAGCGCTCACCAGAACCTAATTTTGGTTTAGCCATATAATAGCCTCTATAGTTAGTTGTTAAATTTCTATTTTTTAGGTTTTAGTAGTTGTTTTATCTTTTTCCAATAGTTAGAGTTCATAGGAGAAGTTAAAGATTTAGAATATGTTTCTTTAAAAAGTGGTTTTAATGATTGGAATATATTAGCAATTGCCATATTATATTTCTATTTTACGTTGTTTTATCAATCGCAATAAAGTCATTTCTTCTGGGGTAGGTTCGTAAGATTTTAAATAACCTTCATCTTCGGGTCCTGCAGGTTCTTGATACACCCTAGGAAGAGGAGAAATATATTGATTATCTAATTTTTCAAGATGTAAAGGAGATACAAAGGGATCTGCATTTTCGAAACCTAATCTAGGATCAAAAAGAGTTTGTAGATACTCTTCTAAATAAGTTTCTGGTATATCCAGAACGGGGATCTTTATAAATTTTTTTATTTTATTAAAATCAGGCATAATTAAAGTTAATTTATTATTCTTCCCTGGCTTTTCTTAATAAAGCCCTTAGTTTTACCAGTCTTTTTATTCTTTCTTCATCACTCTCTACTAAACGTTTTTGCACAAATTTCCATGGACTAGCCCGCAATCTTCTTATTTCTATATCACTAGATTCTGAATCTGGTGTCCTATAGGGATCTGTATATAACTCTTGTGCAGGGGGGAGATCTGGTAATTTTTCTCCAGTTACTCCACTTATATCCATTAATCCTTCTAAGGCTTGTCTTCTTAATTGTTCGTCTTGTATCTTTTGTCTTTTCCTAATTATTTCTCTCAATTTAGCATCTTCATCAGCCATTATATATCTCCATTTGAGGCATACTTAATAGGGTTTAATAAAATCTTTTATTTGTTCTAATGGAATAGCAGCTCCCCATCCAGTTCTTTGATCTCCAGCAAAAATTAATCCCACAACATTTCCCCATTTATTTAAAACGGGGCTCCCAGAGTTACCAGGTCTAACAACAAGGGTTGTCCAATAAGCATCTATGTTAGTAAAACACGCTTCTACTTCCGTAAACCAATAATTTATCTTATCTTTTTTATTCTTGGGTAGAGAACACGTATCATCTGGGTCATCAACATCAATAATATGATCTAAAACTAATATGGGTTTTTTTTCGACTAATTCTCCTTCAACCATTGTCAATGGGTTTAGATTGGGAAATCCCAAAGCCGAGACCAGTTCCCCATTATAGGCATTTGAGGCTAATTTTAAACCTTTAATTCCTTCTACGGGCTCTACTAAACATAAATCGGTATCATCGGAAATTTCAATAATTCTCTTTGGTAGTAATCGTTCGGGGCTATATTCAACAAAAATCCCGTCATTTTTTAATAAACTCTCACATACATGACTATTAGTTAGAATTGCTGTTTTTCCACTTGGTAATTTTATATGAACACCCGTTCCGCCCCTGTTCCTATTTTTTGATAAAAGTTTGACAATTCTTTTATCTGCATAATTTCTTGTTGTATTGTGTTTCCATTGATGTAGATTAAAATAAAAATATAGGAAAGATCCCATCGTTAAGTATAATATGCCATGTTTTAGCCATTTTTTAAGCATAAAATACGTGTAATATTGTGAGAAGTGATAATATGTGTAAAATACTACTCATCAATAATAGTTGTTTGGTATTTTTGAATGGTTTATATTTTTCTTGATGTTTAAATTTTAGTTTCATAACTATTTATTTTTCTTTGATTTTTTGTCTTGGCTTAGAGGATCTTTGACCTCATTCATTTGTAAATTAGGTTTATTCACTTCAAATTCTATTTCTTTATATAATTCATTAAACCATCGACAAGATTCAGCAAAAGCCAGTGCTTCTATTCCTGTCAATTCAAATTTAGCTCTTTTAATAATTTTAATAAGATTATCTGCATTAACTAGTGATTGTTTATTATAGTGCATAATTTTTATCCGTTTTAAGAGGTCCAAGTTGGGCGGTTTCATAACCGAGTTTTATGTTTTCTTTGATTTTATCTGGAGAAAAATCTAAAGCGTCATTTAAATGTTGCAGTGGGGCATAAATCTCCATTTTAATATACTCATATTCCGAATCTTTATTTTTTTCTAAACATAAAGAAATATCACTAAGAAAATTTTCATGTGATAAAATATCAACAGCCCGTAGAGAATTTTGCAACCAATTACCACACTTAGTTTTTACTGGATTATATTCCCAAGGATTACATAGAACGACTATGATTTTTTTAGCTCCATCCAATATTGCTTGTTTTAAAGGTGTTTGTTCCCTAATCCCACCATCTACCCATTCATCATCCACGGGTGACATAATACCAGGAATGGAAGCAGAAGCTTCAACAGAACTGATAAAATCAGAATCCGTATGTTTACTGTAAACAATATCTCCGGTTAATAAATTAACCTTACAAGCATAAACATCACAAATGGGCTGACCTATGATATTTTTTTCTAGGATTTTTCTTAGGGGCTTGGTATTATAAAGACCAGTTGATCGTAAAATAAAACTAGACCAGTTAAATTTAAGAATATCTGATTTCCCCTTAATATTATTCCAAACCTCTTCTAATCCCCCTATATTTTGATATCCGTATCCAGCAGCATTTAATGCACCTACTGAAGTACCATATACGGCATTTGGAGTAAATCCGCGTTCTATTAGATATTTTAATACGCCAAATTGGAAAGAACCCTTAGAACCACCCCCAGATAATATCAATGCTGTTTTCATAATTTATCCCAATGTATAAGAATATAGATTTAATAAAATTTTAGCATCTTCTGTTGCAGAATTATCAGACACATAAATGACTTTTAAATATAAACCTGCAGGTATCTCAGCAATTGATATATCATCAACTTCATTAACCACACTTTTAAATACAAACCATTTCTGTATGTATCCAGCAATCACGGTACCTGCCGGAAAATATACACCATCCTTATCTTCAATCTCCACGATAATATAATCTTTCCAGGCGCTATTATCAGAAAATAAAACTCCTCCTTTAATTGCAATCGTTTGTGAAGAACTTAATAAAAAATAATGTGTTGTAGATGTTTGTTTTGTTGCTATAAAATCATATGCTCTTGTATTTAAGTTATAGGAATCCTTTCCCAATTGCTGTATTACTTTGGTGGTTGGTGATTTGTTACCATATGGTTTGTAATTGGTTTCAAAATCAGTTACATTTTCTGCTTCTATACCCTTATTTAAAATACACTCAAGGAAAAACGGGCCATCGAATACCTTAAGCCAATATTTATTTTCTATTTCGATCCATTGAATAGAAAGCGCTCTATTAATCACGAAAGATTTAATAACATTCCAAGATACTACCATAAGTTATACCGACAAAATTGAAACCGCTGGATCACCCCCAGCAGAAATTGTGACATATACAATCAGTCTTGAACTAACCGTAAGACCAGAACCGCTTAAAGGAATGGGCTCTACCCCTCCCTTTTTACCAATTATGTGTATATCTGGTGTGGTTGGTATAGCCTGTAGAGCTTCACCGGGCATATCAACTATTACCAATGATGTAGATACTGTATTGCCCACAAAAGACTCTCTTCCAGATAAACCCCCAGCATAAACATTATAACTAGAAGAACCAGATATAGAAGACCATGATACAGTAACTTTGTTTGTATCAGTAGATGCACCAGTGGTTATGGTTTTATGGCCGTCAGTAGGGATTCCTTCTGCCCCATTCACATCCACTGTAGTTATTCTAACAAATAATTTCGTGCTTCTGGGAATAGTCCCACCCGTAGTTACCGCAGTTAAAGAAGGTTGATTTGGTTTGGCCAAATCATTTACAATTTTATCAAAATATATTTCCCATTCAGGATCAGCTCCCCCACAAGATAAAATAATAGCAGAAACATTTAACAATGTATCTACAGGTAAAATAGCGTCATATAATCTATATCTTCCGCTACCTAAGGCAGATCTCATCGTAAATGTATTAGCCATTTTTAAACCTCATAAAAAGTAAAATCTCCATGAATAGTCCCAGCAGTTGTCGAATCTGCCTTTACGAATAATGTAAATTTTGCTGGACCAACAATTAAAAATGGATTTATTAATATATATTGCATCGCTCTGGCTGTATTATAAACCCTAAGAGTTCCTGTTGAATTATAAGATGCATAAGATATCGCACTTACTGGTTGTGATAACTCTCGTTTTACTCCGTCCAGTAAATAATTATTACCTTTTGAAGAACCGGCGATGGTTAGGAGATACATAGTTTTATTTTTAGGAATATAGTGATGAGCAAAATAAGTCATATTATCTTGAATAGCGATAGAAACGAAAATAGTTCCTGTTCCATTAATTCCGGTATAAAGATTAATTGCACCAGCATTACCTCCGGTTGAACCTACTTCAAATACTTCTAATTTTTCTATTAAACAAATATTTGTAGCTACTGTATTAACAGCAGTTAGACCATTTAATGTGATAGTCTCAGTAAATGGTCCATTAACATTACTATCATAATAAGTAAGTTTTACGTTTCTCGCTCCTGTTCCACCTGTTATATCATTGGCTGAAGTGGATTTAAAAGAACGTCGGCCATTGGTAGTTTGTTCAGTATATGCAGTTGCTTGAATAGCTGTTTTTGTAATACTGGTTGTGGATTTATATCCAAATCTCATTGATGAATCTTGAGTTTGTATCTTTTTATTACCAAGTGATTTGTAATTAGTTTCAAAATCAGTTAGGTTCGTATTATCTGTGGGAAATTTATCAAGTCTTGTCTCAAGAGTAAAAATACCATCAAAAGCCAAAAGAAGATAATAATCATCCACATCAATCCATTGAATAGAAAGATTTTTACTATCAACAAAACTTTTTAATTGTGACCATGATACAATCATTAGGTTTCCTGAGTTAAAATAATAAATCCTCCAGTAAATTTCTTATTCGGTTTACCAGAAACTCTTTGAATAGTTATTTTGACAGACTGGTCATATCGTATTGGGAATTCCAATGGACCTGACCAAATAAACTTGGTGTGTTTACCTAATCTTATTCCAACTAATTCTGCTTCTTCGTCATGATTATGATCTAAGTCATAAGCTCTATTGCTTTCTAAATCACTAACCAGAAGACCGCTAGAAGTGAATATTGCTTCTCCATCTATTTTAAATCTTATTATCCAGTCTTTCTTTTCTTCTAAATTTACTAAAAATGCAAAAACTAATCCAGTACCAATATATTCGAACAAAGTGGTTTCTGTAGTAGTTAATATAGTACCTCTGGCTACACCTCCAGTGGTAGCATTCATATCAACATATCTGAGTTTTTTGGAAGTGGCTAAAGTTAAACTTCCAGATGGACCAGTTAATCCAGTATCAACTTTGAGGCGATCAGTGACATTACCTATTAAAGTGCCATCCGTTGCTCCCTTAATACGAAATCTGGATATAAATTTTTTAAACATTATCCCAACTCTTGTACAACAACAGATGCCGTTCCACTAGATGTAATAGCATATACACTAAGATTTTGACCAACAGAAATAGTGATAGTTTCACCATCTTCTACAGGAATACCATTGGATGTTGTTACTCCAGATGGACCAATCCATATATCTTTAGAACCATTATTATGAATAATTAAAAGTTCTCTTCCCACTAGGGGGCTTCCTCCAACTTTAAGTTCGATTTGTGATGTTGTAGCAGTGACTGTTCCTGTAATATAAGAATCATTTAAAACATCGCTAAATTCAGGACTTTCGAAAAGATTGCCCACAAATTATAACCTTTAATTAACCAACTTCTAATAATCTAACATCTTGTCCGGCACCAGAAGAAATCGCGTATGCAGAAACATCTGGTCCTAATTCTAAAGATATAGTAGCACCTGCTGCAATTCTAAACCCATTAGATGTTGTTAATTCGTCTGTAATTGGTACATGATGACCAATAAAAATTGCTTTATTTCCGAGATTTTGTACAAGAAAGATCTTACGACTATCTATTGGAGAAGCAACAAGATTAACAGCAGAAGTTCCGACAGTAACTGGTGCTCTTTTAAGCTGAACATTAGAACTATCATTTATCCATAATCTTCGATATTTATCAGAAAGAACGTTAGCTCTGTCTCCGGAAGTTGAAATTGCTGCTAATGGAGCACCAAAATATGCTCTAGACCCAACTTTAACTGGATTTTCTGTATCAACAGCATCATCGGCAACAGTTCCAATAGGAACAGTCCATAAAGCTCCCCTATCATTTAATTTGAAGGAGGCATAATCACCATCCATATCAACACTAGAAGTTAGAGTATTTTGACGAACGGCTAAAACATATGCACCAGTATCGCCTGATACATGAGCACTATCTTCAATTTTTTCGAATGAACTTGTGACATCTAAATCAGCAGAAACCTTAAGTCTACCGACAGAATCAACCTGTAAAGGTGCATAATCACCATCAGCATCGACCAGGCTTGTATTAGTATCATGGCGAACAGAAAGCACAAATTGACCTCTGTGTCCAGAAGAATGAACAGAATCTTCTGTGAAAACACCACTATCTCCATCAGCAACTGGATGAACATCTAAAGCATCTTTGCCGAGTAGAGTGGTGTGATCAATTAAAGTACCATCAGATGATCTAACATATGCACCCACGTTATCGCTTTCTGTTAGATTACTTGTATCTAATATTAATTTATCTTTAGTTAAACCACTCATTATTATTTTATCTCCTCATTGTATGTTAAACTAATTTCCAAACTAAAATTTCAGCTGTTTGACTGGCTTGTGTTGTCTGAAAATATAAAGTCACTGATCCGGCTGTTACTACGGGCGAGGAATATACTGTTCCTCTATTAACTTCAACAAATGTAGTTCCTGAAGTTCCCGCAGAAAAAGCCAATTTTAAAAGAGAAGAACTTCCTCTCACTCTTATTAAAAAATATTTAGTTCCAGTAGGTAATGCCTGTGAAACTTCTGTGTTTGCTAAAGGAATAGATACGTTAAATATTTGAGGTGTATTTGCCTCTAAAACATTAACATCTAAACCAACTTTACCCCCACCACTAGTGGAAGTGAAAAAACTAGTTCCATCTCCTAGTCGAATGGAGTCTTCTGTGTGATCAATTGCAACTTCAAGATCACCACCAATTATAGTCGCGCCAGTATCAACTCTTATTCTACCAGTTGATTCTTCAAAAGAATGCTGGAGAACCTGACTCCCATCTAATGTTGTTGCCAGAGGAGGCATATTCTTCCTCTAATAGTTGTTAAGTAATTCCAGTTGGACCTAATTCTTCAGCGGTTATTGGAAGTTGTTCAAAGGGAGCTGGAGGTTTGGGTAAAGAAGGCATTTGTGCCGTCGGAATTCCAGGGCCTGTTATCTGTTCTCCCGCCGGAACTAATCCTTGTTCAGTTTCCAGTAATCCCCCCATTGGACTTCTTTCTAATGGTTGTACTGGTGGTTGTTGTGGAGAAGGTTGAAGTGGTTGTTGACCAATAATTTGAAGTAGATCAGGATCTGTTGTTTTTAGTAATGTAATATGTTCTTGTATATGATCTAATGTATTTTTAACTAATTCTTCATCCTTTCTTAAATCCGGATCAGCTAAAACTGCCTTATGTTCATTTATATGAAGTGTATGTTGATCTAATGCAATCGCTTGAATTCTTTCTCCCTCCATCATTCTTTCATTTTCCGCTTTAATTAATAGCAATTCACTCATATCGCCTTCAAAAGTAACGTCCAGTCTTCCAGTATTAATAACTTGAAAATATTGTTGAGGACTTTTGAGTAATTTCATTTGTAATAATTGTTCTGCCATTTGAACTCTTCCAGCCACAGTGCGACTCAAAGGATTTCCGACATCCACAACTACTCTATTAATAGCATTAATGTCCTCTCCTGTAAATTCTTTTAAAAGCGGCCTATTGTTTTTACCTACTAATGCTATAACTTTAGGTGTAGTGGAGAAATCTTTGAGAATTTGAAGAAGTGCTGTTCCAACATCTTCTACTAATTTAATATAACTTTGCTGTAATCCGGATATGAACTGTAGAGCCATACTTTGCACAAGAGCTAAAGCTGCTCCACTCTTTAATGATGCTTCTGGATTTCCTCTAGCTACTGAATTAATTCCTGAAATAGTTTCAGCAGCTTGAATTAACTCTTGAAGGAATTTAAATACTTCTGCGGGAGTATTGGTTAATTGTAATGGTTCGGGTTTGGCATTACCCTCAATAATATTCATTGCCCCCTCTAGAGAATTTACTTGAATATCGGCTCCGCGTGGAACGTAAACATTTTGTACACCAAATGCATTTTGATTTGTCATAATCATGCTATATAGAGCGTTAATACTCTCTTGGATGGGGTAAACATCGAACATTGGTGTATACCCATAAGGAGTGCCCAATATATCACTTGGGGCAATTCTAAATATAGGTAAAACTCTGTATGGTAATTTAGTATCTAATAAAATAACATCATCATTTAAAAATAAAATATAACGACCATCAGGAATAGCTTCAGTTCTTTTGTGGTAAAATTCATAAACAGGAATATCATCAGTGTCATCATTAGACCAAATGGCCAATCTATATATAGTACTATCCGTCTTAGGTGGAATCCCCTTAATTTTTTCGGCTAGTTCTGGGTATTTGGCCATTAGATTAAATCTATTTTGAAATGAACGCACCAAAAGCCAATCATGATTCCATGATTCTTTTGTTCCATCAAAAACCACATCTAATGGGGATAAATTAGAAAATTCTATTTCTCCCTCATAACGAAATTCTCCAGTATCCTCATCATAATCATATGCTTCGCCAGAAGTCGCATTCCATGAGAGCTGTATAAATCCAGATCCCATAACAATAGCGTATTCAACTGCCTTTTTTAAAGCAGCTTCCAAATGTTTTTCTCTCATATAGTAATCAAGAATTCCATTTGCTAAATAAGTTTGAGCCAAAGATTTATAATCTGTATTTATAGCTCTAGCTTCCATAGTTGGACGATTGGCTGTTATAATATTATACATATGTTGAGCCAAATTACGGAAATGATTAACTGGCAGAGAAACTAGTTCTCCTTGCTCTCCTGTGAAATTGACTTCATGACCATAACCTAAATCTTGATTGTATGCACCATGATATGCGCGCCACATCTTATTAATTTTTTCAATATAAGCATTAGATTTTAGGACATTAAAAAATGTTTCAGCTTTATTTAATAATACACTGGCTGTTTTATTAGCTTCCTGAGCTGCGAAATACTTATTTAGTGGAATATCTTGGGATGTATTTTCATTAGCCATAAATTTTCTTTACCTTTCTAAAAACATGCTTAAATATATCTATTTGATTATTTGCTTTATTGAACTTTTCTGGATTGTGGATAAATAGATCTTTCATATTTACATTATAATGAGCTGGGTAAGGATTTTTACCATAAGCTATAGATCTAATGAAATAAATAGCAGCATCTACACAATCATAATGTCCATTATCTGGGGATCTTCCGAATGTTTTATGGTTAAGTTTACTAGCCCATCTAACATTTCTTAAATGACGTATAGTATTTTTACACTTCGGATTAATAATGACTTTTTTATTTGCAATCATCATTCGAAAAGTATTTAATGCTGCGTCTTTATCATCTTTTCTTGTTGGAATAAAGGAAATTTCTCCTTGAGATGCCCTAGCAATTTCTTGAGTTACTATATAGTTAATATCACTAACCCTCATGTATGGTTTTTTTACTTCATTGGTTAATATGTTAAACCATAGTTCTTTTTCTTTATTTTTGATTTTATCGATGAGATTTGGTAAATTATTATTAGAATCTGAAAAATCTATAACTAATTCATCTTCCAATATGACCTTATCCGTTCTGAAATCATAATATCCAAATAAGACAGCAGTTAAATCTTTAAATCCCAAATCCATTGATACATACCCATCAAAAAAAGGCGGTTTGGGCCATTCCCTAACGATTTCTTTTTCCAAGTCTGGAGAAAATTCTGGAATTACGGCCAGGGAAGAATCTTTAATTATTTCGCAAAATAGCTCTCGTCTACATGCTGCACTATTTCTACCACCAAGTTCAATTATGAATTGTTCTACTTCCACTTTAGTCAATCTAGGATTGTCTTCTATGGTTTTTTTGATTAAAGAACCCCTCATTTCCGCATCTTCTATAAACTTAATAAAATCATGTTCTGGTTCTTCTGGTGGAGTGCTAGCTAGTATAACCTTACCCTTTGTGACCAAAGTAGTTGGTAGCAAAATACTTTTCACCACATATTCCAAATTAGAACAGCTTCCTGCCTCATCAACTATTGCTATTGTGCTATCACCACCTCTTAATTTCTCGGCATGTTGATTATCAGTTCCGGCTAATTGGATTTCGCTTCCATTAGGAAAATAATAAATGTAGTCTTTCGCGCGAAATTCCGGTTTTATATCTTCCGGGCAATCTTCAAAAATCTGTTTAAATAATGGACGTAATATATTATTAATCTGTAACTTGGTAGGAGCTACGAATTTTATAATACTATCCTTATGTTTTATACATATCTCAGCAGCCAATATGATTAGTGAATATGTTTTTCCGTTTCTTCTACTCAGTAACCAAGTCTGGACCTTATGATCAGATTCATAAAATAATTTATATAGTTCTTTCTGAGCCTTGTCTAATTTCCAAGAAAGTATGCCCCTTCTCCAGAGTTGATTTTTGGCTTCTTGTTTTGTCATATTACTCATTACTAGTAATCAAGACTTCTAATAAATCTGAATCCTTCACTTTAGAGAGTTTGGACGATGAATTGTCTTCTTTAGACTTCAACGATAATAAGGTTTTAACAAAAATATCAAATTTTTTAGCCTCATCATTGGTAAATTCTCGATCTAGTGCGGTATCTTTTAAGATCTTAATTTGAGTTCTACAAATCACCTCTTCATCGGATAAATCAGTAACTATAGATTCCGATGGTTTTTGACCTATTAAAGGTACTGCCCCCTCCAACAGAATCTTTAAATGTTTATTTTCGGCTTCTAGATCATTTATTTTTCTTGATAAATCAACTATTAATCGATATTGTGAATTCGCATATTCCTGAAGTTCGGAGAAATCTTTAAATTGACTTGTTAAGTTATAAATATTATCCATTTATTTTACCAGATTCGAACTTCGTAATTGTGTTCCTAGCTTTAATCCAGCCACATGTGTTTTTAGTTGGTCTATATTTTGTACCAAATCACCGTGATTTTTTTGAAGGGAATTACATTTATCACTTAGTTCTTTCCACTTTTTATTCTGTGAATTGTATTCATAAAACATACTTAAACATGCCATGATAGCCAATAAAGGAATTTCAATCCACGTAAAGCCATAATAGAGACCTTTAAATGATGTAATACAAAAGAGTCCCAAAGCTAGATATCTAATAGCTGAAGACATATTATTCTCCTAGTTGTGAAAAGATTTGGATTACCACTGGTTAATTATAGAGCTACATTGTGTAGCAGTTGGCCTATCCGCTTCTATTTTCATATATAGTTGTTAATTCTAAAATATGGAAAATATTAAAGAAGTATTGAAATTGTGAATAATTTTCGGGATTTAACAACTTTCATTGAATATGGCTATTACGCGAAAAGAATTAAATCCTCATGATTATCCCCTAACTGAGGAAAAAAAGAAAAATTTTGAAAAGCTTTATGAAGTAATGAATGAGATCAGAAAAGCTTATGGAAAGCCCATAATAATTACTTCTGGGGTTCGTAGTGAAGAAGATCAGGTTAGAATAGATAGCGCAGCAGGAAGAAAACCCAGGAAAAGTACGCACATATTAGCAGCAGCTTGTGATGTTTGGGATAGAGATAGACAGTTTTGGAATTGGTGTATAGATAACTTGAAATTATTAGAAAAATTAGGGGTTTATTTAGAAGATAAAAGCTTTACGCCTTCTTGGGTTCATTGCCAAATATATCCACCCCAAAGCGGTAAAAGAATCTTTATACCATACTTCAAAATGACTAATTAATACTCAAGCAACGAAAAATTTTCCTATAAATTAAATTAATGGGTTTATTATTTTTAGATTCTTCTTTTATATACACATCCAATTCATTTTTTAATATGAGACACAAATCCTTATAAGCCTCAATCATAATTAAAAGATCTTGGGTATATGTAGCTCGACTTTCTTTATTATTCAAAGACATCACTAGATTATAAGAAGTCTTCACGCGATTTCCAACATCCATGGTTTCTTTAATAAGATGATCTATTTCTTCTGAAGATAACATAACAGAGTTTCAAAATGTTTATTTGAACATCCCAAATTAATACGAAAAAAGGAATCATTTGCCCCAAATTTTTTTCCTTCAACAACTTCGACGTTGGGGGGAGGATTCCCCAATCCCCATAAAAATTGTCCATTTATATTCAGAGGAATAAAATCTGGCTTGGCTTGAAAAATTTTGCACCATCTATTCCTTAGAATAATTCTTCCATAGTCAAATATTTTGTTATTATCATAGAGTTGAGATGATAAATGATCTACAGCTTCCATTTGTGAATAGATGGATACTCCCCCTGTATTATATTCTATATAGTCTCTCATTTTCTCAGCTATTTTTTTATCTCTAACTAGAGCCCAGCCTATACGCGCCGAAGCCATTCCCAGAGATTTACTCAAACTAAAAATCATAATATCTTCATCAAAAAAAATAGGATCGGTGTACGTCCTCCAGTTATAACTTAAATCAAAAATTTTTTTACAGCCATAGTCATGATATTCATTGAAATTGTCCGGATTATTCGGACATGTGATAATTTGTGTAAAATCTGGATTATAACATTCCATCCACGGATATCCTGCATTTTTTGCATAAAATGGGAATCTTTGGAAATGGGGTATTGCTGCAAATACCGGAGAATTCAGGGCATGAATTGCCGAAGATAATACTTGTCCAGCACCATTACCCACAACAATATATCTATTAATAGTTGATGCGTTGGTTTCTTGTTTGTGTAATTTGACTATAGCATCTTTTAATTCTGGAATTCCATCGTAAGTATATGAATGAGTAAAAGATTTAATTTGGGGTAGTTTTAAAGTTTTCTCATCCCAATATGGATGAAGAAAAGCTGGATTACCATATGCTAGATCTAATTTTTTCATTTTATTAGTATCACATAGTGTTTAATAGGCGTTTCTTTTGTGCGTGTGATTTCGTACGTTCCGCATTACAAATAGGGCAAACTTTACCATTAAACATCCTCCCATCGGAATCTCGCCAACGCCTGTTAATTCCTTTTGGGTAGAATCCATCCTGAAATGCTTCTTTTACTTCCTTACAAACCTTACATGATATTAATCTAGTCTCTTTCTTCCCGTTCATATTTATGATTTGCCTTTCTGTTGTACTTTTTGTGGCTTTTATGTACTTTTGTTCCTCTTAACTTTAATCTTGGCTTTTCGAGACTTCTTAAATCTTCTTTTTTTATCTTTATTTTCAATGTAATAAGATAGTATTTTTAAAATAAATTTAAATGGATATATTATAAATTTTGTCATAATAAGGGAGATTTTAAGCCAGACCTCCCAAACTCCTCACACCTTCTATTTGATCAGAATACCCGCATGTGACTCGGGAAACGCTGTCTGTCCAGCATATGTCATACCATTTGGGTCCAATAGACCCTTAAGCCTTTGGGCATGATTCCTTTGGCTGGCCGGTATCGCCCCCCTATGCTTCGCTGATGTATCATATACCCTACAAGATCATCAGTTTGCAGTTGCCCGAGCTGCGATAGGGTTGATTGTTTCGCCCTCTTGGACTTGGGGAAATTATAGTTTTAACACCTTAGAATCCTCCTGTTTAATATATTCATGATTAAATCTTCTATTTTCAGGAAGGAATTTTTCTGCTTTTAAATCATCGAGAAAATACTCAGGCTTGGATACGCAATACTTAACGTATTTTTTCAATTTAAGTTTTTTAACTACTTCTTGACACCAGCCACTTCCAGCTGCGCTCCATACGATAACTGTATATCCTTTGTTGTGAAATTCTTTAAGTTTTTTTATATTTTCTTTATTTGGTACTAGTTTATATTCTGTTCCATAACAATTAAATGGTATTGCTTCCAGATGATCTTCTTGATGCCATATAACTAATGTTCCATCGATATCACTAAAAATAGTGGGATCTGTAAATAATCTAGAAGGATCACCTTGAATTAGATGACCTTTAATAAAAAACTTTCTAAGAAAAATAATAGTTCTAACAACAAGGGCTAGTATTAGTTTCATTTGTACTCCTCAATCACCATTTCAGTTTCTTCTTTATATCTATTCACCTTTATTTTGATTATGTCAGAAACTGGATAATAAGTAGAAATTTGATCATAAATGAATACCCATGGACCAGTTGGAATGTGAAGCTGATAAAGATGCTCTGGTATTTTTCTATGAACAAAAGACATCCCATCTTTCATTGAAAAAGTTAAATCTACATAATCATTATAAACTTTAAATTTCTTTGTTATTTTCGATGGTCTTTTTTTACTAAACCATCCGAAAGTAAAAAGATTTTTAATCTGTTTCACCAAATCCATCTTCTAGATCCTTTAGTCTTTGCTCTTTCTTTAATTTAGTAGTTTCGTCGTAACCAACATCAGAGTTCCAACAGTCTCTGCAACGTACTGCCAACCAGCCATTAAGATTACACTGACCCTCTTTTCCACACATCTCGCAAAGATGATAACTTTTAGATTCAGCTTCATCTATTAACCTTTCCATTTCATCTGTTGATGTGGTCATGTAAAATCTCAAAGATGAATATTTTTCTTTCACTTGACTTGCTTTAGGCCAATATTCTATATCTGGATATTTTTCTTTATATTCAACAATTATTTTTTCTAATTTAGAAGACAGATCATAAATAAGATCAAACCAACCATCACCAGTTTCTATTCCAAATGCCATACAACTCTGTATGGGATCTTTGTACATATCCGCGTATAAATTCGGAAACTCTCTGCATAATCTATCTTCTAGTTCTTTATTCATAATTATTTCTTATTCCTTGATTTTAAAGGTAGTGGCATATTATAAACTGGGAATTCCTGATATTTCCAATCCACACCCCGTGCATAATAACACTCACCTACAGAAATTACTGATAAGATTTTCATTAATCTATCCGCTCTTATGTTAAGTCTAAAATCTACAGCACCGAATGTAACATCCTTGAATTTTTGTAATATGTCGAATTCGTAATTTAAATCTTTTCTTCCCGTTCTTCTTGAAGGAACTAAATTTAAGAAATCTAAAATACCCATTTGGATACCAATTCCATCATAAAAGGCATTATAGCAGATAAAAGTAATACGGTCAATATGAAAATATAACTTTTAATCGGCCAAGCCAGTAGCCTGTTTGCATTAAAAATTCCTGTTCTTCTCTTATTTTTAAAATCAACTTTAATAATTTTATTCATCATAAGCTTTATTTTTTATTACTTTAGGAATAAACTTAGGCTTTCTATTATAGGTTCTTTTTTTCTTTAAAAAGGTTCTATAATAGGTTGCTGATTCTATTATCACAAGGATCATTATTAATACCATATCAATAATTTCAATGATTGGCAACATAAAAATTCCCTCTTATTTCTATAAAAAGTTGTTAATTTCTAGAAAATGATGCCTTGTTAAGGGATTATTAGCAACAACTATAGAACCCATATCATTGATTTTATCTTTGTTATAATATTGCTTGATGAATTGTTTTGCGTCTTTCATTTTATCAAAGATCCCAACTATAGTCTTAATTGAGTTTAAATTCTCAATACTTACACATACTAAATAATTTTCAATATCAATTCTAATTTTATAAACAGGTTGCTTTAAGATTTTATAAGTTGAATAACCTTGTTTTCTATATTCATCAATCCAATATTGTTTCTTAATGTTCCCTATAGACCTATCATTTGGAATTTCTTCAAGAATCCTAAATCGAAGTTTATTATCATGAAAATCGTTTATAATATCTTTAGGTCTTAATGAACCCAGCTTAATTTCTCTTAAAATGCTCACCATTGAGCTACTAATACATTGGCTATACCTAACCTCAATCTTCTTATCAACTTCATTAATAAAGGCAAATATTCCAGGAATAAGGGCATTGTAGTATTCTTTATGGGGAAGAATTAGTTCCACGGCTCTTTTTTGGGGTCTTCATCGAATAATTTAGCAGCTCCATCACACAATTCTTTCCCAAGCATTTGACCTCCATATTCTTTAAGATTAAATGCTAAAGCACAAAGTTCTCCGATTCTGCCCCATGTGCAGCCATGACGTCTCAATATTCTTATAATCATAGCTTGGGCTTCTTCTTTTGTATTAGGTTTTGCATATAGTTTTATTATTAGTTTTTTCTTCATATTTTTCAACAATTAATTTAGTTAACTCTGGATCTCTATAGGGAAAGCTGTCCTGAATATCAAGACAAATAACTGGTTTATTTGTCATCCCCTTTAAAGATTTTTCTTGAGATTTAGTCATACAAACAATTTCTTGTGCCCATTCTATAAGAACATCATCTACGACAATTAAGGCGAAATTTTTTTCTAGTCCTGCCGCTCTTGTATTAAAATTAAATGGTTCTTGAGAGAGAACTAAAGCTGCCGTTGGAGATCGAAGAAGACCAGCAGAACAAACCGTTAATACCCTTTTATATTTACCTTGAAATTGATTATGACAATTTCCTAATCTATTCATTACACTCATACTTTCTCCTTATTCATTAAAAAAGATTTCCTTGAGAATCTATCATCCCACGATATCCACACCATTTACATCGAGCATGAACACTGCATCTGTCAAAAAATTCATATATTGTTGGACCATGCCATCCGAACCAACAAATAATATATTTAAGTCTTTTCATTCAAAATCCTTTCAATTTCTTTTAGGTGTGTCTCTACGACATTATAAATCGGTTTATTTACTAAATCGGCATCGCATTCCAATTCTAACGCTTCTATAAGAAAGCCAGCTAACCTCTCCATCATCTTCGCAGCGCAGGCAAGTTTGGGAGAATATTCCATATAATACGATATTAAAGCTCCAACTTGAAGACAGTTCGGTGTTCCTGCTTGTTTGTTCGATAACATCTTAGTGTGTCCTTCGATAAACAAATCACATATTTCGGTAAGTTTACTGCTCATGTGTTCTTCTTTGCAAACAAATGTTGAGCACTATTCCTTTTATTATCACTCCATGAAGTCGTTTCTTCTTTAATCTTTTTTAAGAAAACCAAATAATCCCATTCTTCTTTAGAATGCCAAGCTCCACAAGCACACGGACCCACTAAAACATCACAAGGGTCGGAATGTGCATTATATCTTATAAAAGGAGGTTCATTGTACTTCATTTTTATAAATCTCCCATAGTTGATCTTTTAGTTGATCCTTCACTTGATTCCTCACTTGATCCCACACTTGATCCCTCACTTGATTCCCCACTTGATTCCTCACTTGATCCCACACTTGATCCCCCACTTGATTCCCCACTTGATTCCCCACTTGATTCCCCACTTGATCCCCCACTTGATTCCACACTTGATTCGACACTTGATTATATACTTGCTCCTTCACTTGATTCCACATTTGATCCCGTATTTGAGCATGAATTGGATCATAATGCTGAATCACTAGATCCTTCACTTTATTCTCCATTAATTCCTCACCCTTCCACTTGATCCCGTATGTTATAAAGCACTTGATCAGTCGCTTTATACATCACATAATTACACACGATCCATATCTAATTTCTATAATTCAAGGCATTCTATCTAATATAGAGTCTGTTCTATAACCAAACCCATCAATTTCTGGTTTCCAACCTTTCTTAACCTCTTTTCTTCCTGTTTTACAACTATCGCATTTACATGGTCCACCATATCCAAACACTACACCAATATCGGTTAACTCTACTTGATCTTGAACCCAATATTGAGCAGTTTCTAGAATTTTCGGCCTGTTTCTAGAACTCATACTAACCCTAATAACTCTAACCCATATCTGTTTAGTAGACCAGAAGTGACCCTTCTCATACCAGAAGTCTATTGGTGTTATGAGCTTTATAGTTGGGGTTATCTTTGGATCTCTAAGCATTTCCATGTAATTCTCTTTTGTAAATCTTCTATTTGATTTTACACTTTATTGTATATATAACCAAATATATCACGAGTTATTTGATACATATAATCATCCGCCTTTTATTTTCTCTTCTATAATCACCACTATACCACCTAGTACTTGATTCCATACTTGATTCTCCACTTGATCCCACACTTGACCCCTAACTTGATTATACACTTGATTCCCCACTTGATTCCACACTTGATCCACTACTTGATCCTTCACTTGATTCTCCACTTGATCCCACACTTGATTATACACTTGATCCCTCACTTGATCTTTAACCAAAATCTGAGGTAATATTTGATCCATATAATTCATATTTTCTAGAATCTAATTCTATCAAATTTTCTATAATCTGTCAATTGAAATCTGATTTCTATTTTTAAAGATCTGTAATATTATTTTTTGTTTATAGGAAATGACTTTAATTATAATAGTTGTTTAATAGAAATATATGGTTTTTATGCAGCCTCAATCAAAGTTATTGTGATAACCTTGACCTAAAGGCGATTAAGTCAAGGTTATTTGATTATCTTTGACCATGGATTGTTGCAAATAATGCATATAAATTGTGACATGGTAAAATATTTCTAGAATGAAAAACCTAATGATATTCGTGTTGTATAACGTTTACTGATCTCTTGCCATTTGTGTCCCTACCCCCCCCCCTTGATCCTTGGCCCAATCCTTGCATTAGCAAAAACTATGCCAACCCAATGCTTCACCCACTACAAATACATCACCCAATCCCCCTGAACCACAAATGAATAACATAGAGAATCAAGCCTAGGTAAGGTCATATACACCTTGACCTTACGGGATATCGTTCCTTGTACTTCATTAACACCTTACTTGAAACCCTGGGCGTGAGCCCGTGGATATCTAGTGTTTAAGTTTAGTGTGTTGCCCAAAAAGTTAACAGTATAATAATCATTAATGAATTTGTATTTGTGTATGGTACATTGACGAAGGACACTTGGGTTGCGAAGCTAGGAAGATTGGCATGAAAGATGCTACATAAGCTTATAGAATGTGCTTAGAAAATGCAGTTTGATTTACATCTATATAACTAACAAAAGTAAAACAAACCTTTTGTTAAAAAGGGAGAATAAAATGACACTATCTATCGAGCAAGGACTAAAATCAATGAACTTAGAATCACTTATTAAGTTCAAAAAATACTTAGAATGCGAGTTGAAACGTAAGTGCTATCGTTTCAACGACGCAAAATACAAGGAAGTTCTCGAATATTTTATTAACGAAACCGAAGAGGAAATTAAAGCACTACAATAGGAGTTAATATGTTTAAAATCAATACTTGTTTTGAATGTGGTGATGACTTCGAGTATAATATATGTGATATATCTTTTGCGCGCACTGAATTCTGTAGTAACGCATGTTATGAGGCTTATAACCGTCTAAAGTTAAGTTTAGACGAGCCTAAAGAGGATATAAGCACTGAATACAGTGTGTGTGAATGCGAAGACAAACCATGTTGTGGACACTAATAGGAGAATAACTATGTTTACACTTATCACACCTGAAATGTATGGAGTTGATTATAGCAAACCTGAGTTTAAGACATTCTGTCACGTGTGGACAGATGATAAGAGCAAAGAACATGCTAATTTATATGACTATGATGGTTTCAAGGCTCTGTGCGTCAAGCTTAAAGACGGCGCACTCGTATTCAGCACAGTACTGAATGCAGTTACAAGCAAAAAAGAATCAAGATACATCGGTTTTAACAAGAATTCTGATGGTTCGTTATCAAACCAATATTTCGAAATTCAGTGGGATTGACTTAATTTAATATTAATAGGAGAATGAATTATGACAAATATTAAAACACCTATTGTTATATTGGCCCTTAACATTGACACCCCTGAAAAGGAATTAAAACTAATTCAAGATTGGGGATTCAAAGCCAAGCATGTTGTTGGCTACTATAATGGTCAAGGTGAGAATAACTACATCTTAGAGGTTCCTTACCTTGAAGATTTGAGCTTGGCTAAGGCACTAGCTGATTCCTATGACCAAGAATGTATTCTTTATTCAGATGACTTCAGGCGAACCAAGATTATTTACTCAACTGGTGACACTAAAGACATTGGAATACTACAGAATGTACCTAAGACGGAAATCCGGTCTGGTGAGCCTTATACTTATGATTCATTGACTGGATATTGGATTACACGATAAGCATCAATTAGGAGCTAAGATGAGTACACTATCTTTAAGCCGAAGTCAACACCTAACATATACTAAATGGGAACGGCGAGTTAAAAACATGCGGACTCCATGGGCAGAAAATGAAATCATATACTTTCGCAAATATATTAATAACTGGGAGTATAAAAACGCAGTCTCTTCCATATCCTTACCCTCGAAGCATCCACTGCTTGTAGAATTTGAGAAGAGAGCACTTAAGGGGAGAGGATATAAGATAACCTCAGAACAGACCGCGAAGGGACTTAGTTATATATCAAGTCTCGTTTTTCGAAAGGACGGAACACTACGCCAGTCCAAGGAAAATTTTTTAAGACATGAACTCGGCGGCATTCTCGTTTTACGTAAGTTTAGGGAGTTTCGACTAGTCGCTCTAGTTAATACATCTTATCGCGGTGGTTTCAATAATTATGTTCCTGTTTATCGTGTATACTCCGATAACAATTCTTACTTTGATTATACAGGCGTTCACAAATCTCAAATCGAAGTTCGAGGAGGGGGTATTTATAAATAAGAAAAAAAGGTTACTATATTATTGAGTACTGTAAAGAGGAGATACAATGGGATTAATAACAAAGGAAAATCATATGATAAAAGATGAGTTATACGCTTAGGCTTGGTTTTTATTCAAAAATGGGTTGATAACGTGGAAAGAACATGCTATTTTGGTGATGGATATTGACAAACATGATTAATAGGAGAACATTAATGAAGATTGAAAAAAAGAAAATGATTGACCAATACAGAAGAATTCAGTTTATATTAGCCAAAATTAATGATGATATCAATGAATCCTTAGAGGCTAGAGAGGTTACATCATATTTGTTAACTCAAATTGATGATGAAATTAGTTTTTGGGACCTTGAAAATGTGGAGGAAGAATAAGATGAATTATCCAAAATGTTACTGGTGTGATGAACCTTAGAGCGTGGAATCCGGTTATAAAAGAGAGGTTAAAAAAATGAAACGCGCTATAAAATATTGGAATCAATATGAGTCTGATGAGGCGAATTTTTCAACATGTTCAACTAAATATGAGATTATTTCCGGCCTATTCCCTGACAATGCCGGTTATGCTGAATTGTGTGAAATAGCTGCACAATATGGCATGGTAGAACAGGGAACGGTTAAAACAAACAGGAAAAGCGACGGAATCACGGTTACCCATACAATCCTGTTAACTGAAACGAAAAAAATCAATATTAACACATTCGGGAATGAAACCGAAAATAGGCCAGTTTATTTAGGTTTTGTTTCTTTACCTAAATCCTCCATTTTTTCAGCCTTGGAAACCCTAGACAATGACCCGCCGCAATCTAAAGAGTATGACAGCGCACTACATGAACTTGTGAATTCAGGAAGGGGTTATGAGCTGGGAATTGAAGAGACTGGTTACCATGGTCAGAATCGGAAAAATATCATTGTTATGGCCGGATGGCATTACTACCACGTTTTGCCTTTTCTAGGTTATAGCCTGAAAAAAATGGAATCACAAGCAAAAATCGAGGATAGATATTTCTCTGATTCTGTAACCGCGTGTTCCGGTTGTTCTGAATATGATGATAACGACGATTGTTATAAAACCAATTTTCGCTATATAGAATCATTCGGAGAATTGGGGTTGAATTGTGGCTGTTTCACAGATTATGCCTTAAACAATATAGACGACTATGCGAACGATTCAAATAAGGCGATTGAATTAGAACAGGTTAAAACACTTCAAAAATGTAGACGTTTGAAACATATTGAGAGATTTATAAGTGGTTGGGTTGACGGTCGTGGCGGGTATTATGCCGGGGAATATTGCAGAGAAGGAGAGCCGGAAAGCGTTCTAGCTGAACTACTCAAGGCTAATCCTGAAAAACAATATGTATTCACTCACGATGAATCAGGACAATTTCAGAGTTATTTTTCAGTATGGGAATTGAAACCGGCTAGAAAATCCCGTGCTAGACGCTCTAAAAAACCCAAAGTGTTTCAGGGAGTTATTAGAGGCATTCAACCCGATACAGGAAAAACATGAATCAAGCCGGAATACAGGGAGAATAAGATGAATATCATAATAAAAATATGAGTACTATGAGTTTGTCAATAGACAAATAACAAAGGAGTGAAGTAGCATATGCAAAATTATAAAGAATATTACATAGAATACTCTCATGATTTTGGTGATTGGTCGGTTATAGGTAAAGATACTTACACTATTATGGCCTCGTTTCCGACTAAAGAAGAATGTGAAAATTATATAGATAAACTATAGGAGTTAATTAATATGGGATACACATGCGAAAACTGTCAGAATACCCTTGAAGTTAATAATATGACCTGTCCAGAATGCTGTGAACATGATTATGATATAGACGAGGGATACACTTGTATTAACTGTGGTACTCAAGGTGACTTCGGTGAATTAATTGATTCAGCAGAATACCATTTTAACCCTGAAAGGTGACTACAATGAGCCCTAAAACATTGAATAAATTAAAGTTCGGTAAAGAGTTGAAAATGTGGAATCAAGTGGAGAAGCAAGTGTGGGATCAAGTGTGGAATCAAGTATTGGATCAAGTGAGGGATCAAGTGGGGAATCAAGTAAAGAGAGGAACAAATGAATAAACATGCCTTAAAATCGATTAAAATGACTCTAGATGAATTGGAATTCCTTGAGACATTGGAAGCATTGGACTATGACATTAAACTTTCACTGGAGCGGGAATTAGTTGAAAAAGGGGTTAAGGTTCCGTCCAGTCTTTACATGCTAGATAAAATCTATGCTCGTTATCAAACAATTGAACATATGACTAAAAAGGAAAACGCATGAAAATTGATAAAGAAAACAAAAAGATAACGCGTTTTTCTTTGCCTTCAGGAAATGTATGGATTCAAGAATTCGAGAATACTATCATAAGTTCTGATAAAAAAGATTCATTAATATTTATCCCGGAATTCGAGAAAGCCAAAAATTTAGTAATTAATCAATATCTATCTAGAAATAAACAACCTTTGTTAGTAGTGGGTACTGGTAATTTTATTA